GGCGGGCGGTGCGATCGATCCGAAGGATGAGGATCTGTATCAAGACCTGATCGGGCCGGAAACCGTGCCGCGTTTAGACGGCAAGGTTCAGCTCGAAAGCAAAGAGGACATGAAGGACCGCGGGCTACCAAGCCCCAACAAAGGCGATGCGCTGATGCTGACGTTCGCCGAGCCCGTTGCGAAGAAACAGCGCGGCATCGTCGGCGGTACCGTGACGGGGCAGGGCGCGGCCGGCAGTGGCACAGCGGCGACGGATTACGACGCGCTGTCCTGCTGACGGCTGTTCGTGGCGGCAACCATTGGCGGGTAAGCGTCGGGGAACCCAACGCCCCGCGAATGGTGATCCGCAATGTGCCTCGTTCCCGACATTCCCGCACCGCAGACCCCGGCCGAAACCCAAGCCATGAAGCAGCCGGACCAGGGCGCGGTTCGCTCCGATGTCAGTCGGCGCACCACAGATCGCATGCGCGCGGGCTCGAACACCATCCTCACGTCCGGGTCGGGTGTGACCGCGACCGCGCCGACGCAGGCCAAGACGCTCCTGGGCCAGTGATGAAGTTCCGCCTGCTCGACAAGGACGGCGAGACGGAAGTGCATTCGGGCGTCATGGCTCGGATGAAGCCGGCTCAAACCGTGTCCTGGGGAAGCCGGGCGTTTGTCTATTTCGAGATGCCCGACGACGTCGCGGTCTACCGCGAGGCCGACAATTTCAGGATCGGCAAATGACCGTCAACGCGCCGCGCTTCGAAACGCAAATCCAGTACCATCGGCGGCGGCTCACCGAGTTGAAGCCCATCCGCCAGCCGTGGGAAAGCGAGTGGGAAGGCGTTGCCACGTTCATCGATCCGACGCGGCTGCGATTGACCAACCGCGACGAGCGCGCAATCAGCCGCAAGGCGATCATCGATAGCAGCGGGACGTTCGCCTATCGCACGCTCAAGTCCGGCATGCATTCCGGCCTCACGTCGCCCGCGCGGCCGTGGTTCCGCCTGACGACGTTCGATCCCGATCTGAAGGACTTCGCGCCCGTCAAGGAATATCTCGCGGCTGTCGAGCAGCGCATGCGCGAGGTGTTCTCGGCCTCGAACATCTATCCGTCGTTTCATACCGGCTATGGCGATCTCGCGCTGTTCGGCCAGCCGTGCGGCCTCCTCGCAGAGGACGATGACAAGTTCGTCCGGATGCAACAGCTCCTCAATGGGCGGTTCTGGATTGCGCGCGATGAGAACGGGCGCGCGACGACGCTGTATCGGCAATTCCGCTGGAGCGTCGCGCGGATCGTGTCGCGGTTCGGCTATGCCGCCGTTGCGCGCGTCAGCAACTCGATCAAGACCGCGTATGACAACGGCAAGTATGACCAGATTTATGACGTCTGCCATGCGGTCGAGCCGCGTCTAAACCGCGAGCCGGGCATGATCGACAAGAAGAACAAGCCGTTCCTTTCGAACTACTGGCTCGACACGTCTACGGACAACAACGCTCTCCTTGAGGAAAGCGGGTTCGATGACAACCCGATCATTGCCCCGGTGTGGGAGCTGGCCGGCGACGATCACTATTCGACCTCGCCGGGGCAGGACGCCGTTGCCGACGTGAAGATGCTCCAGAAAGAGCAGACGCGGAAGCTGGAAGGCATCGACAAGCTCGTCCGTCCGCCGATGACCGGGCCGACGTCGCTGCGCAACAACCCGGCGTCGTTGCTGCCTGGATCGGTGACGTATGTCGATGACCCGACCGGCAAGGGCTACCGGCCTGCGATGGAGGTCCGGCTTTCGCTCGCCGACCTCAAGGAAGATATCCGCGACGTGCGGGAGCGGCTGAACAAGTTCATGTATGCCGATCTGTTCCTGATGCTCGCCAACATGGAAGGCATCCAGCCGCGCAACACGCTGGAGATCGCGGAGCGCAAAGAGGAAAAGTTGCTCGCGCTCGGGCCGGTGCTTGAAAACGTCTACAACGGCCAGCTTGAACCGGTCATTGATCGGACGTTCAACATCCTGAACCGTCGCGGCCAGTTGCCGCCGCCTCCGCGCGAGATCGCTGAACAGGAACTCAAGATTGAGTACATCTCAATCCTGGCTCAAGCGCAGAAGGCCGTTGCCACGGGCGCGATCGAGCGGTTCTCCGGGTTCGTCGGGCAGATGGCGGCCGTCAAGCCGGACGTGCTCGACAAGTGGGACGCCGACGAGACAGCCGATCAGTATGCGGACATGCTCGGCGTGCCGCCCTCGATTGTTGTGTCCGACGACAAGGTCAAGGCAACGCGCGATGCGCGCGCTCAGAGGCAGCAGCAGGCAGAACGCGCCGAGATGATGGCGACCGTTGCGCCGGCTGTGAAGCAGGGCGCGGACGCCGCCAGCGTGCTTGCGAGCGCGGGCCAAAATCCGGGCGGGCAGGCGCTCCTACAGCAAATCGGCATTTCGTGAGGTTTGGGATGTGGCGAACGATCTTCGCGGCTGCGGTTCTCCTCGTGTCGCTGGGCACGGCCGACGCACGGCCGCGCGCATGGTGCGGGTGGTGGATGGGGCAGCATCTCGGCAAGCTCGATCGCTCGCTGTGGCTCGCGCGAAATTGGGCGCGCGTCGGATCGCCCGCTAGCGGTCCAGGCGAGGGCGTGATTGTCGTGTGGCGGCATCACGTCGGGATCATCACCGGCCGCGCGGCCAATGGCGAATGGATCGTCAAGAGCGGCAATGACGGCAACCGCGTGCGCGAGCGTGCGCCCTCACTGTCCCGCGTCATCGCCTATCGGGTGCCGTGATGCTGATGTGGTGGCCGCTGTACGCCTATTCGATCGGGTTCGGCCTGCTCGGGCTGTGGTGTGCGCTGGAGCCTGAGGCCGGCGAGCAATGAGCGATTTGACCGAACAACTCTCGCCGGAAGAAGAAATCGCCCGCGCCGAATTGGCGAGGGCGTTTCACGACGTCCTTGCGACGGTCTCGGGCAAGCGCGTCCTCTATTGGGTCCTGGAGGTGTGCGCGATCTACCGCGACGCCTTCGCAGGCGACAACAACGTGACGAACTACACGCTAGGCCGACAAGCGGCCGGGCGCGAGCTGATCGCAAAGCTCGATGAGATCGACCCCCGGTTTTATCCGTCGCTCCTGATGGCGATGGCTGAGATCAGGGAAATGGACCGCGCGGCGGCGCGTGCAACCGCCGAGAGAGAGAAAGGAAACGACGATGATCTTGAGGGGTAATCTTGCGCGCCATCTGATATCCGCCGCCGTGTTCAACGCGGAGGCTGGGGCCGGTGGCGGGGGTGGCAACGTGACGCCGCCCGCTGGCGATCCGCCCGCGCCGAAGGCCGATCCCGCGAAGCCTGCGGCCGATCCCGCCGCGAGCGTGCTGTTCCCGAACGAGGGTGGCGATCCGAAAGCCTCGCCCGCTGCCGGTGATCCTCCGAAGGAAGGCGACAAGCCGAAAGCCGACGACTGGAAAGAGTATGTGCCCGATCCGAAGAAGTCGGACGCGGAGAACGCCGCCGCGAAGGTCGAGCACGACAAGACGAAGCCGGCCGCCGCCGATCCGCTCGACGTCGTTCCGGCCGATGGCAAGTACACCATCACCGCGCCGGAAGGCGTCCAGGTCGATCAGGAAATGGTCGATGCGCTCGCTCCCGCGTTCAAGGAAATCGGCCTGACCGGCAAGCAGGCGCAGCAGCTCGCGGACAAGTTCACGGAGATGCAGACGAAGCGCGCGAAGGAATACGCCGACAGGCCGGAAGGTCAGTGGTCGATGGCGTCCTATGCGTATTTCCAGAAGAACGGCACGCCCGACAAGTGGGCCGATGCCGCCAAGGCGGACAAGGACATTGGCGGCACGAAATGGGACGGCACCGTTTCAACCGCCGTCCGCGCCGTCAACACGCTCGGCTCGCCCGGCCTCAAAGAATATTTCGAGGCGAGTGGTGCCGGCAACCATCCCGAGGTTATCCGCTTCATGGCGAAGGTCGGGGCCATGATCAAAGAGGACAATCCGGCCGATGGCGGTGCAGGTGGATCGGGCAAGCCGGTCGATGCTGCGCACGTGCTCTTTCCGAACGACGCACCGAAAGGCTGATGAAATATGGCGACTATCGGACAATCCTATCCCACCCTGATCGACGCCTATAAGGGCTCGGCCGAGGGCACCGTGATCGAAATCCTGAACCGGCAGAACCCGGTTCTCGACGACGCAATCGCAACTCAGTGCAACATGGACGCCCTGCACCGGCACATGATCCGCACCGGTATGCCCACCGTGGCTTGGGGCCGTCTCTATCAGGGCGTGCCGCAGTCCAAGGCGACGATGCAACAGGTCGATGACACGACTGGCTTCCTGGAAGCCATGTCCGGCGTCGATACCCGCCTGCTCGCGCTCGCGCCCGATCCGGCGAAACAGCGGCTCGTCGATAGCGCGCCGTACCTGGAAGCCATGAACCAGGAAATGGCGACCGGCATTTTCTATCACGACACCGCGACCACGCCGGAAAAGTTCAAGGGTCTCGCCGCGCGCTTCGCGGCGTACAACTCGAACGTCCCCGACGTCGCCAAGCCGAACATCGCCAATCAGGTGATCCACGGCGGCGGCGCTGGCTCGGACAATACGTCGATCTGGTTCGTGACGTGGGGCGATCACGCGACCTCGCTGCTCTACCCGAAGGGCATGAAGGCCGGCGTGTCGATCGCCGACAAGGGCGAACAGCGCGTTCTCGATGCGAACGGCAATCCGTATTACGTCAAGGAAACGATGTTCAATTGGCACATCGGCCTTTTCGTGAAGGATTGGCGCTACAACGCTCGCGTCGCGAATATCGATGTGTCCGACATGCGCGCCGGCTCCGTCGATCTCTGGGCGCTGATGCGCAAGGCCTACTATCGCCTCCAGAGCCGTCGTCGGGACGCGATGTCCAGCCGCATCGCGATCTACATGAACCGCGAAGTTCTCGAAATCCTCGACGCTCAGTCGAGCGATCGTTCCCTGCTCGCGGCCAACCCGAACTATACCGGGCTGTCGCAGGCCACCGTCGAGGGCAAGGAAGTCAAGACCTATCGCGGCATTCCGATCCGCGAGACGGATGCGATCCTGAACACCGAGGCGCTGGTTCCCGCCGTCGCGATCTAACCCGGCCCGGCCCGCTTCGGCGGGCCGTTCCTCCCGTAGATGGCCGGAAGGCCGAACCTTGAGGCTCACTTATGATCTTCGATCGTCAATCTCTTCTTTCGGACGCGCAGGCCATCACCGTCACCGCCGCGTCCACCAACATCATCGACCTCGGGCCGATCGCCACCGGCATCGTCCGCGACATCGGCAAGGGCAAGCAAATCCCGCTGCTGATCCAGGTCATCGAGGCGTTCGCGGCGGCCGGCGCGGCCACGCTGACCGTCGCCCTCCAGGTCGATAACGATGTTGCGTTCGGATCGCCCAAGACGGTGTGGACCTCTCCCGCGCTCGCTCTGGCCGATCTGATCGCCGGCAAGGTGATCATCCCGGAGTACATCCAGCGCGGCACGGATGAGCGCTATTTGCGCCTCAACTACACCGTCGCGACCGGTCCGATGACTGCGGGCAAGATCACGGCCGGCGTCACCATGGGCAATCAGAGCAACGGCTAACCGCCGTTGCTTCCCGTTCTCACTGGAGGGACTGAACTATGGTGAAGGTCACTGCGACGACGAAAGGCTATTTCGGCCACGTCGTCCGCGAGATGGGCGAAAGCTTCGCGATCCCGGACGAGATTTGGGACGACGTGAAGCGGCGGCCGTCCTGGGTCGTTCTCGACAAGGCGGCTGCGGCTTCGGTCGTCGCCACCGTCGAGGCCGGCGACAAGGGCGAAGGTGTCGGCGGCAACCTCTCGGCCACTGCCGGGCAGAACAAGCCTGCCGCCATCGTCGAGGTGCCGGCCGATTGGTCTAGCCTGCATCACAGCAAGCGCAAGGCGCTCGCGAAGCAGATCACGGGCGAGGCCGTCCATGATCTTGCGGCGGCGGACGCGATCATTGCGGCCCACGTCGAGGCGACCAAGCCCGCTCCGTTTGCCGATGCGCCCGCGCCGCAGACGGTGGCCCAGGCGCAAGCGGCCACTGGCGGCATGCAGCCCGATTGGGAAGCGCCGGGCGGCGCTACGCAGGTCGCCGACTAAACGGACGGGGCGGTTCGCCGCCCCTTCCTTCTTCTCGCGGGGTGGGCTGTGGCCGATATCTTCAACGATCAGCGCGTCGTCGGCGTCGTATTCGTGCCCGATGGTACGACGATGTATAACGGCCGGCCGGTTGTTGGCTGCTATGCCGTCAATGACGGCGTGTTCTTCATCGACAATCAGCGCGTCGTCAAAGGCGTCGAGATCACTGACGGCAGCGTGATCTACAACGATCAGCCCGTTATCGGCGTCGTCGATATCCAGGATGGCCGCAAGCTTTACAACAATCAGCTCGTCACTCCACTTGGGGGAGTGGCCGCTCCTCCATGGGTGCTCCGCGCCGGCGGAGTAGCGGCCGCTGTCGATCTGGATTTCGTCAACGGACAGTATTGGGGCGGCGCGCTCTCTGACCTCGTCTCGCTCACGCGATCATCGACCGGGTATGCGCAAAATAGTGCCGGGTTGCTGACCAGCTTCGCGACGAACGCGGCGCGCATCACCGACCTCGGGCTCCTTGTCGAGGACGGGCGGACCAATATCTGCGCGCAGTCCCAAACCTTCGACAATGCCGCGTGGGCGAAGCTTAGCTTTAACGTTTCCGCCAATACGACCGAGGCCCCCGATGGCACACAAACAGCAGATACTCTGACAGGCAACGGAGCTGCGGGAGCACAGTACCAGTTAACCTCTACCGCCATATCGTTCACGTCCGGAACCACCTATACGTGGTCGCTTTATGTCAAGGCCGGCACCCAGCAGTGGGTGCAAATGACGATCGGGGCAGCAGCGTTCTCCGGGCAGGGGTATGCGAATTTCGACCTCATCAACGGCGTCGCTGGAAGCACCGGAGGAACCCTCGTTGGGTCAGGCATTGTTTCTGTCGGCAACGGCTGGTATCGCATTTGGGTGTCTGCGTCAGCTACAGCGACAACGTCTGCGCCTGCCGCCTTCTATTTTGTCGCTTCCGGCTCTTCTCTGCGGTCGTCTACCACGACATCAACCGGAACGGCGTTTCTGTGGGGCGCGCAGGTTGAGGCTGGCGCCTACGCGATACCGACGTCGTACATACCAACGACTGCAAGCTCGGTCATCCGAAGCGGTGATGTTCTTACTGCGCAGGGCGTGCTTGCGAACATCCTCAAAAGTGCGGGTTATTCGTACAACGTCAAGGCAACAGCGCCTGTGATCCTTGTCAGTGTTGCAAACTCGTATTTGTTGCAATCATCCGACGGAACGCTCAACAACCGAATTGACGCCATGCTCGTCAGCCCCAGCGGGAATGCATCGTTTCGACATGTGGTCGGAGGAGTTGCGACCGCTCCCGGTGACATTTCGTCGGCCTTTGTGGCTGGGGCAACCCACAATGTCTGTCGCATGGTGTCGGCGTCGGTAGACACAACTTGGAAAGATGGATTGATCGGAACGTCCGCGGCACAGACGGCAATGCCGGTCGTTACTCAAGTCAACATCGCGCAAGCTTTCAACGGGCAATCGTTGAATAGTTATCTCAAGCGCCTGTCTGTTTGGTCCTCACCTGTCAGCATGCTCGGAGTGAACCCGTGAAACTGCACCTTCTACAATTTGACGATGAACCTACCGCCCAAGCCGATGCTGTTGTCGGTGCCTACTGGACGCCTCCGATGGAAGGTGGCGGGGATTCGATCCCGGGCTTTTGGGATCAGGGCATGACTTTCCCGAACGAGGCTGTGTACATCAGCCAAGTCTTGCAGGGCGGCTTCTGGATCATCGTTGCTCTGCCGAACTCGGACACGACGTTGGCACAGCACTCTTCCTGCCGGCTCGCATGGGACAACGAAAGCGCGGTGATCCTCGGCGGCACCTACACCGGCAACGATATGTCGGCGCTGTTCGTGGCTCCCGTACCGGCCGGCGCTTACAATCCTTGGAACGGCGCAACGCCTCAGTAGCCGTCCACTCCCTCAGGGGGAGCGAACGGCTAGCACGGCATAGTTTTCGCAACAACCATCCGGCCCGATCTTGCCACCCGTGTCCCACGTCACGGGTGGAAGATGGCAAAGCTCGCAAGCCTCAAGCAAAAATACAGCGACATGGATAAGCCGGCCGGCGCGTCCAGCGATGAATATTACCCGTCGCTCTACCTCGACGGAAAGCAGATCGAGGCCATGGGCATCGACGCCGCGCGCGTCGGCACCGACATGACCATGACCGCGACAGTGCGGGTTTCCAGCGTCAGCGAAAGCAAAGACGGCCACCGCTCGATGTCGTTCGAGATCATCGAGGCGGCGATTGAGGCGAAGAAGAAAGAGCCGGACGCTGCGTCGGTCCTCTTTCCGAACGGGTGACGCATGGCGTCGGTTGTCTCGATCTGTAATCTCGCGCTGACGAACCTTGGCAAGACCAAGATCAACGCGCTCTCGGAGCCGACCGCTGAGGCGCGGGCGTGCAACCAGTTCTATGAGCACACGCGCGATCTGCTGCTGCAAGGATATCCGTGGCGCTTCGCTGGCAAGACCCTGTCGATGGCCGAATTGACCAACGACAAGCCCGGCGCATGGCAGCATGCCTACCAGCGACCGAGCGACTGTCTCAAGGTGCGCTGGGTGCGGCGGGAATACTCGACCGTCGATCCGTGTCCGCAAACGCTGCAAGAGGAAATCGCCAACCCCTACGAGATCGAGGGCGAAACGATCTATTGCAATCTGTCGCCGGCCTTCCTGCGCTACACGTTCCGGCTCGTCGATCCAGCCAGGTTCTCGCCGCTGTTCGTAGAAGCGATGTCATGGCATCTCGCCGTCAAGCTCGCGATGCCGCTGACGCGCGATCCGAAGGTTCGCGCTGACGCGTTCCAGCTCGCGATGAAGATGCAAGGCGCGGCTGAGATGGCCGACGCCAACGAACAGCGCGAGACGTCGGACCACGAAAGCGATCTTGTCGCGGGGCGGCGCTGATGGCTGAGCTTCGGGCCTATCAACCCTCCTTCACTGCCGGGGAGTTGTCGCCAGCGCTCGGCGCGCGCGTCGATCTGGCGAAGTATTCGAGCGGCCTGCGCACCGCAATCAACCTGTTCATTCATCCGCATGGTGGCGCTTCGAACCGAGCAGGGACGCAGTTCATCAACGAGGTGAAGGCGAGCGCGAATTTCGCTCGCCTGATCCCGTTCCAGTTCAATACCGAACAGTCCTATGTCCTGGAGTTCGGCAATCTCTATTTCAGGGTCTATCGCAATGGCGGCTTGGTCCTGAATGCCGGTATGCCTTATGAGGTGGTGACGCCTTACGCGCACGCGGATCTAGACCAACTCGTTGTGATCCAGGACGCGGATATCATGTATGTCTGCCACCCAAGCTACGCGGTGCGCAAAATTTCGCGGCTTGCGGACAACAATTGGACGATCGCAGCGGTCACGTTCGCGCCGTCGATGGCTCCCCCTGCCGCGCCAACCGCGAGCGTGATCGTTGACAAATCGGGCGCGACAGGTGCGCAGGCGAAATCTTATGCTTACAAGGTCTCGGCGGTATCCGCCTCGACTGGCGAGGAAAGCTTGCCTTCGCCTGCCTCGAACGCTGTTGTCAACGATCTGACGATAAATGGCGGCTTGAACAGGGTCACGTGGGCGGCCGTCGCCGGGGCCGGTCGATATATCGTCTACAAGTTCGACAACGGCGTTTATGGGTATATCGGCGGCACCGAGAACCTGTCATTCGATGACGACAACATTACCGCCGACACGTCGGACACGCCGCAGAAGGCCGTCAACCCGTTTTCCAGTGCCGGCAACTTCCCGCGATGTGGCGCGCTCATCGAGCAACGACTTGCGCTCGCCTCGACGTCGAATGAGCCGCAAGCAATCTGGATGTCGCAGTCCGCGAACTATGAGAACTTCGGCAACGCGGAGCCGCGCAAGGCGAGCGACGCGATCAGCTTCCGGATCAAGTCCCGGCAGGTGAATGAAGTCCGCTCCATGCTCGCGCTCAAGGCCGGCATGATGGTGCTGACGTCGGGCACCGAATGGGTTGTTAGCGGCGGCTCGCAGTCCGATGCAATCACGCCATCGGCGATCAAACTGGACAACCAGGGATATCGCGGTTCGGCCAAGGTGCAGCCGATCGTCGTCGGCAATACGGTGCTGTTCGCGCAACGCAACGGCGGCGTTGTGCGCGATTTCTCCTATGACTTCTCGCAGGACGGTTTCGTTGGCAAAGACCTGACAATCCTCGCGCGGCACCTGTTCGAGAACAAGACGATCAAGGCATGGGCATATGCGCAAGCGCCGTACTCGATCGCCTGGGTGATCTTAGATGATGGATCACTTGTCTCGCTGACCTACCTGCGCGAGCATGAGGTTTGGGCGTGGACGCGTCACGAAAGCGGCCCGGACGATGACGCCGTTTTCGAGGACGTCGTTGCGGTCGGCGAGGGGAACGAGGACGTCCCATATTTCATCGTCAAGCGGACGATCGGCGGCGTTTCCAAGCGCTACATCGAGCGGCTTCATACGCGCGTGTTTGCGACGATCTCCGATGCGTTCTTTGTCGATTGCGGCCTGACATACTCCGGAGCGCCAAAAACCGTCTTCGCAGGCCTGGACCATCTCAACGGGCAAAGCGTCGTTGCGCTTGCGGATGGCAACGTAGTCCGCAATCTTACGGTTGGTCCGGTCACTGGAGGCGTCGGCGTGGTGCTGCCGAATGCCGCGTCAAAGGTGCACGTCGGTTTGCCCATGACGGCGTCGCTGCAAACGCTGAACCTTGATCTCGGCCAAGTGCAGGGGCTCGGGACGGTGCAAGGCCGTCAGAAGTCGATCAGCGAAGTGACCATGCGCGTCGAGGATACGCGCGGCATCTTCATCGGGCCATATGACGGCGATCGAGACAGTGAGCACCTTGTCGAATATCGCCAGCGGTCAACGGAGGCTTGGAACGAGGCTATCGCGATGTACACCGGCGACATCACCATGACGCCGGAGTGGGATTGGAACACGAACGGGAATATGTGGATCAAGCAGTTCGATCCGCTCCCGATGACCATCCTCGCGATTATGCCGGACGTGACCGTTGGGCGCTGACATCCAAATCGTTCCGGCGCGGCAGGCGCATATCCGCTCGATCGCGCGGCGGATGCGGCGGGCCGATCGCGACGAGGTCGCGGCTATCTCGGGCAAGTCCCCGGTCGAGGCGTTGGCGTTCTCGCTGCGCAAGTCGTCGCTGGCATGGACCGCGATCATCGACGGCCAGCCGGAAGTGATGTTCGGCGTGGCTGACCTCAACATCCTTGCCGGGGTCGGCGCGCCCTGGCTTCTCGGCACTGAGGCCGTTGAACAACACTATCGGCAGTTCCTTCGCCGCTCGGTGAGTTGGCGCGATCAACTGTTAGGGCGATATCCGGTCCTAAAGAATTTGGTCGATGACCGGAACGTGGTCTCGATCCGGTGGCTGCGGTGGCTCGGCTTCAAGTTCTCCGATCCGGTCCTGTTTCGCGGCCACTCGTTCCGATCGTTCGAATTGAGGTCAAGCGATGTGCGAATTGATGACGGCTCTCACGATCGGCTCGACGCTCCTGGGCGCGGCCGGCGCGGTGCAGTCCGGGCAGGCCGCAGCGGCGTCGGGCCGGTACAGCGCGCAAGTCTCGGAGATGAACGCGACGCTCGCGGATCGCCGGGCTAAGGACGCGCTCGAACGCGGAGCGGTCGCGGAGCAACGCAAGCGGCAAGAGGTTTCCGCGATCGTCGGCAAGCAAACGGCGGCCATGGCGGCGAATGGTGTTGATCTGACGTTCGGCTCGCCACTGGATACGCTGATCGATACGGCCACGATGGGCGAGATTGACGCGCTGACGATCCGCACCAATGCCAACCGCGAGGCGTATGACTATCGCGTCCAGGCTGCGAGCGGTCGCGCGAACGCGACGCTACAGCGCTCACAGGCCGATAGCGCCGAAATGGGTGGCTACCTCAAAGCTGGCGGAACGATCCTCGGCGGCGGAGGCCAGTCTTACGCCCGGTACAAGGGGCTGTCTTACACGGGCTCCAGCGATCCCACGCGGATCGGCTCGCTCTACTGAGGTTGAAGCATGGTCAAGGTTCCTGAATATCAGCCGTCCGTTGAGCTGCGGCCTGAGTTCCGGCAGGACATCGACGTGCGAGCGACGCCGGAAAGCTTCGGCGCGGACATCGGCCGGGGCCTGGAAGCGCTCGGCAGGGGCGCTGACATCGCCAGCGATGCGCTCGTTCGCGTGCAGCACCTTGAGGACGTCACACGCGCGAAGGACGCGGACAATAGGTATGCGGATTGGGTGCGCAATCGCCAGTTCGGTGAGGGCGGGTTCATGACGTTGGAAGGCCGTGCCGCCGTGGACGGCCGCGCCGATTTCGAGCGCGAGGCGGCAGAGAAGCGCAAGGAGTTCGGGCAGGGCTTGCCGCCTGGGGCGGCACGGGCCTACGACACGGCGTCGAGTGCGCGGCTGCAATCGACGCTGCAACAGTCGATCGTTCACACCGCGCAGGCTCGCAAGCAGTGGGTCGGCGATGCGTCGGCCGCTCGCTTGCAAACGTTCGCCGACGACGCGCTTGCGAATTTCACCAACCCTGCCGCTGTGGCGAAGAACATCGCGGCGGGACAAGCAGAGCTTCGGCAGAATGGCGCGCTGCACGGTTGGGATGCCGACACGCTCAAGGCAAAAGAGCGCGACTATGTCTCTGGCGTGCATAAGAACATTACGCTCCAGATGGCGCAAAGCGACCCGATCGCCGCCGAAAAGTACATGGCGGACAAGAAGGATTTCATCAGCGGGGCCGATCGCTATGCGCTGGAACATTCGCTCAAGGTGCCGCTGAAAGAAGCGCAGTCTCAGCGCGCCGCCTCCGACTTCATTGCCGGTCGGCAGTCCGGCGCTGGCGGCTCGGCCTTCGACATGATCCGTAGGTTCGAGGGCTTCAAGACCGCGCCATATTGGGACGTGAACCATTTCCGCGTCGGTTTCGGGTCCGACACGATCACGCGGGAGGACGGCAGCGTGGTCGAGGTCAAGCCGGGCATGACCGTGACGCAGACGGACGCCGCGCGCGATCTGCAACGGCGTATTGTGGCGACGCAGGGGAAGATTGCCGGGACCGTGGGGCAAGACAAATGGGACGGCCTGTCCGCGCCGGCAAAGGCAGCGGTGACGTCGGTTGCGTACAATTACGGCACCTTGCCGCAGTCGGTGACGGACGCGATCCGCACGGGCGGGCCGGGCGAAATTGCCGCTTCGATCAGGTTGCTCCAGGATCACAATGAGGGCGTGAACAAAAAGCGACGCAACGCTGAGGCTGACGCGGTGCTCGGCATCGATGTGACGGCGGCCGGTCGCGACACGCAATCGTTCTTCACCGACATGGAAAGCTATCTCGCCGGCATCAAAGACCCGCAGGTTCAAGAGCTGACGCGGCGGCGTATCAACGCCATGCTCGAAACCCAGCACAAGGCGCAGCAGGCGAACCAACAGCAGGCCAAGGCGCAGCTCTGGAGCTACATCGACCAGGGCGCGACGCCGGATCAAATCCCGATGGAGGTTCGGCAGGCGGCAGGAATGGAAGCGGTCTCCTCGGCATGGTCCTACATGGAAACCGTGCGCAAGGGGCGCGACATCGAAAGCGACCCGGAAATGCTGTATGGCATGCGCCGCGCTGCGGCGCAGGACCCGGAATTTTTCTCGAGGATTGATCTCAACGATTACCGCGGGAAGCTGTCCCGTTCCGACATCAGGGAATTGACGACGCTCCAGACCAACGCGCTTGCGGATCAGCGCAAGGCACGCGAGGAGGGGCTTGCCCTGACGTCGGCGTTTTCGCAGGCCGAACAGCAATTGGCCGCTGTCGGCATTTCCACGGCTGGCAAGAAGGGCTCGCAGCTCGACGAGGCTAACAAGCGTATCGCGCAATTCAACAACGCGCTGACCGCTCAGATGGACGAGTTTAAACGCGCGAACGCGAACAAGGCCCCGACGCAGGCCGACATTCAGTCGATGATCAACCGGTTGCTCCTGCCGGTCGTGATCAAGACGCCGGGCACGTTGTGGGGCTCGAACACCTGGACGCCTCCAGGCGCTGGCGGCGGCCTGTTTGGATCGGCGAAGACATTCGCGTTCGATGCGGCTGGCCGGCCAGATAACTCGACGGTCGAAGCTCAGATCAAATATTCGGATATCCCGATTGATCTGCGGCGCGGGATCGCGAGTGACCTTGAGCGCGAGCTAGGCCGTAAGCCGAGCGAGGTCGAAGTGACCAAGCGATATCAGGATTTCGTCCTCAACCGTTGAACTAGATGATCCCGGCGACGCCTAGCAGCCAAATCACGCCGACGATGGCGACGAGGAGGAGGGCGGGCGCGAGGATCATATTGGAAACAAGGCGGCCGGCGATTTGCGTCCGGCTCGGCTGCGAGTTCATGGGAAGCCCCTAAATGGATACGATCGCGGACTATACGGCTTGGAAGGCCAAGCAGCAACAGAACGGCGTCGAGGCGGCGAGCACGGTCCTTTCGGCCGTCGAGGGTTCCCCCGATGAGGTGGCCGGCGATCTGAACCTTGCGAGCGAGTTCGGCAAGGTCACGGGCAACCCGGTCCCGCCCGCGCCGATGGTCTCGGAATATCGGCCCGTCTTTCAGCAGGCGATCGAGCGCGAGAAGAACAGGACGATCCTGGCGGACGCGCCACGCCTGACGGAATGGCTGCGCAATCCGGAGAACGCCGCCGTCGCGCGCGATGACCTGCAAGGGCTGTCGTGGTGGGAAACCGCGATCGGTGCCGGCCAGAACGCCTTTAGCCGGGGCGTGAGGCGCACTCCGCAGTCCTACAATCAGTTTCTCGCCAATTCGGCGGCAGAGCGCGCCCAGGACCAAATGCGCGGGTTCTCGGACATCTTGGCCGATCAGACGGCCATTCGCGGCGCGGACGGCGGGGTGATCGCCTGGAAGCCGATCGCCAACCCGGTCGATCTCCTGAACGCCGGCACGCGGTTCTTGACGTCGAGGCTCGCGACCTTGACCGGGACCGACGAGAAGCAGGCGGCGGCGTATTATCAGCAGCAAGTCGGGCTGATCAACAAGCGGATCGGTGAAATCCCGTTGTCGCCGGCCGGCTCGGAGGGCCGCGACTACTGGAACGAAGCGGCCAAGACCGGCGACCTCAATTCCTTCCTGCGCGTGATTGCGCAGCATCCCGGCCCGTTCATGGCGTTCGTTGGCGAGACGGCCGCCGAAAGCCTGCCGTCGATGGCGGCGGCGATCGGCGTCGGCGTCGCGACGCGCAGTCCGGCTGCGGGCGCGACGTTCATGGGCGTGAATTCTGCCATGACCGAAAAGGGCAGCGCGCCGGCTGACTTCTTTCGCGAGAAGGGAATTGACATCTCGACGGCGGAAGGGGCGGCGAAAGCGGTCTCCGACCCGGCCTTGATGCGTGAGGCGATCAAGCGCGGTGACGCGCGCGGGCTCGTCGTCGGCTTGATGGATGGGCTTTCTGGCGGCGTGGCCGGAAAGATGCTCGTACAATCCAACGTCGGCAACATGGTGTTGCAGTCGATCACGCAAGCCATGATGGGCGCGGCCGGCGAGGCGGGCGGACAGATCGCGGCCGGCCAGCCGATCAGCTTGGGCGATATCCTGATGGAAGGGTTCGCCGAGTTTGCAAGCGCGCCGGTCGAGGTAGCTGGCATGGGCGGCGGGCGGGTGATGGAAGCCGCGCGCAAGGCGAAAGAGGCCGGCGATCGGCGGGCGCTGTTCGAGGCGCTGTCCGGACAAGCGCAATCGTCGGTTCTGCGTAACCGGATGCCGGACAAGTTCCGCCAGTTCGTCGAGGCCGCGACCGCGAACGGTCCGGTCGAAAACGTCTATGTCCCGGCTGATCAGTTCGTCCAGTATTTCCAGGGGATCGGCGTCGATCCGTATGCCCTGGTCGATGAGCTTGAAGGCGTCTCGCGCGACGATCTCGACGCCGCGATTGCGGGCGGCGGGGATCTCCAAATCCCGACCGCGACCTATGCCGCGCGCATTGCGGGCTCGGAGCATGACGCGTTCCTGATGGACAACATGCGGTTCGATCCGGATCAGTTCACGGCGATCGAGGCGGTCGAGTTCAACGCACGCGCGCAAGAGGCTTTGCAAGAGGCGCACGATCTCGCCGAACAGGTGCGGCAGGATCAAGAGCGCCTGCGCTCGTTCGAGCAGGAAATCTACGACACGATGGTTTCCCGCCTGCGCGCTGCCGGTCGATCGACCGACGTCGCGACCACGGAAGCGATGCTTTACCCGGCGTTCTATCGGGTGATGGCGGAACGTTCGGGCCTGACGACTGAGGAGTTCATGCAGCGCTATCCGCTGCCCCAGGTGGCCGGCGATCTGCCCGAAGGCATCCAGTACAAGAGCGTCGATGAGCTGAACCGGACGCTGGCGGAAGCGCGCTCGCGCAAGACGGTGAAGGACACGCGGCAAACGCTCTTGGAGTTCATCGACCAGCACGGCGGCATCAACGACGTCGGCGGGGAGCTGAAAGCCCGCAACGCTGAAACGGTCTCGCGCGGCAAGGGCAAGAAGTCGCTCAAGCTGGCGCGCAAGGGGTTCATCGCGGGCGCTCGCGATCTCCTCGGCGGCGACGGCGGCAAGAAGCACAGTCCCGACGAGGTCGCGCGTGCGGCGATCGACGCGGGCTTCCTGGCCGACGATCCGGTTGCGAACGAGTACAGGACGGCCATCGCGGAAGGCCGCGAGGTGCCGGATATCACGCGCTCGCTGTTCGATGCGATCGACCGCGAGTTGCGCGGCGAAGCGCAGTATTCAGCCAATGAGGAGCCGGACCCGGCCGTTGCGCGCAATGCGCAGCTCGACGAAATCGAGGCGTATTTGTCGAGCCTCGGCGTGACGCTCAAGGACGATGACGCGACGATCCGGCAGGCGATCGATGGCGCGCGGCAGTATGCGCAAACCCCGCGCCGACTGTTCCAGTCTGGCGGCCCCGGCCCGCGCGGCGCGATCCAGTTCCCCGCTGCCGGTGTCGGCAACGGCGACACGGTCATTCGCCTGTTCCAGACGGCGGACCTTTCGACCATGTTGCACGAAAGCGGCCATTATTTCCTGACGGTGATCCAGGACATGGCGGCGCGCGAGGGTGGCTCGTCGGCGTTGTCGGACCTGAACCAGCGTCTCGATGCGCTGCAAGATGAACAGCGGCGGACGTTCGAGCATGAAAGCGACGGGTGGATTGGTCCTGTTGCTGGTGCTGAGGATGATCCTCTCTATTTGGCATTGAAGGACGCGACCGGGGCGGGGGTCAATCTCGATCGGTGGGCGGACAGTGCCGAATGGGCCGCGAAGAACGGGCGGGAGGATATCGCTCAAGCCATCGTCGATCGCGCGCAACGGGAGGCCGATCGAGCGGCCGCAGATAAGCCGGGCGTCGCTCCAGACAGCCCACGATATGCCGCGATCGAGGAGAGCCTTAAAGCGAGCGCGCAAGAAACGCTCGCAAAGGCCCGGGCGATTGCAGAGAGGGCAGGTCTCAAGCCAACGGTCGCGACGACGCCAACGACCGGCGCGGCGGCGGACTATGCCACGGTCAAGGAATGGTGGGGCGCGAACGCCGCTGACGTCGCCAAGGATGCCGTGCGGGTGATGCCCGACGTGGCCGTGACGGCCGATGACGTGAAGGCCGCGCTCGCCAACGGCACCACGGGCGACGTCATGAAGGACGCCGCTATTGACGTCGGCATGCAAGAGCAGTGGGCGCGCGCGTTCGAGGGCTATCTGATGGACGGCAAAGCGCCGTCCGCTGATCTGCGCTCGGCGTTCGAGAAGTTCCGCGCGTGGCTGATCTCGGTCTATCGCCGGTTGACCAATCTCAACGTCACGGTCTCGGACGATATCCGTGGCGTGTTCGACCGCATGATTGCGTCGGACGATGAGATTGCGAAAGCGAGGGCCGAAACCGGCGACGCCGGCCCGGTGTTCGCCACGGCCGAACAGATGGGTCTCACGGACGAGCAGTATGCGGCATTCCTCAAGCTGAGGGACCAGGCGCAAGAGGACGCCAAGGCGCGGCTCCTGCGCGAGACAATGGCCCCGATTAAACGGCAGCAGGAAAAATGGTTCAAAGAGGAGCGCAAGGCTGTCCGGGCTGAGGTCGAGCGGGACGTTAATTCCTATCCCGTGTTCCGGGCTCTGGAGTGGATGGGCAATCGTCGCTGGCTCGGGGAAGGCCAGCCGGAGGAGATGCCCGATATCCGACTGTCCAAGGACGTCCTGGTCGAGCGCTACGGCGAGGGCGTGCTTAAAACGCTGCCGCGCGGGAAGCAAACTGTCTACACCGTGGAAGGCGGTCTAGACCCGGATGAAGCGGCCGGATGGTTCGGCTTCCGTTCGGGCGACGAAATGGTCAAGGCGCTGGAACAGACGCTTGGTCGCAAGGAGGCGATCGACGCGGAGACCGACCGCGTGATGCGCGATCGGCACGGCGACGCGCTCAATGACGGCGAGGTCGAGGCGCACGCGCTCGACGCGATCCATGCGCCCGACAAGCGCGGCATGTGGATTGCGGCAGAGCTCAAAGCCGTCGTCGAGGTCGCCGGCACGGGCAAGGCCATGACCATGAAGGAAGCCCGCGCCACGGCACGGCAGACGATCGCCAAGATGCGCGTGCGCGACGCCATGAACGCAAACCGCTTCCTGGCCGCCGAACGCAAAGCGGCCGATGAGGCGGCGCGGCTCGGTGCCACCCTGGCGCGCGAAAAGATTTGGCTCGATGCGGCGCGGCGCAAGATCGGCACGGCGGCGCGCGCGGCGTTACGCGGCGAGGGATCGGTTGAGGCAGTGGCCGATGCGATCGACGCCAACAACGCGAAGTTCGAGACGTCGATTGCCAGCTACACGGTCCCGGATCGCGAGGTTGTCGGGAAAGACGGTCAAGCCCGGACCATCAAGGGCGGCCAGCGCACGGCGACCAGCCTCGGCTACAACGAGATGGTCGCCAAGCTGATCGACGCCAAGCGGCGGCAACTGCTCAACCACGCGTTCTATTCGGAAGCCCGCAAGGTCGCCGACGAGGTCGAGAAGGCGGAACGGTTCGTTGACAAGCTCGGCAAGGCGTCGCACCGCGAGCGGATCGCGGGAGCCGGCCGGCGCGAGAACGCCCAGGTCGATTACCTCGGCGCGATCGACGAGCTGCTTGATCGGTACGACTTCCGCCAGATGAGCGGCGCGGCCGAACAGCGGCGCGGCTCTCTCAACGCGTTCGTCGCCGCGATGACCGCGGCTGGCCGCGAGAATGAGCTTGCCATTCCGGAAAGCGTGCTCGCCGACGCAGCGCGGAAGCCATACAAGACCCTGCCGGTCGAGGAGCTGCGCGGCGTGGTCGATAGCTTAAAGAACCTGGAGCACATCGCGCTTCGCTGGGACAAGCTGATCGATGCCCAGCGGGAACGGGAGTTCTCGGCGGCGGCGGAAAGCATTGCGGCGGCGATCGACAAGAATTTGCCGAAGCGTCCGCCTGGAGCGGTCAAGAGCAAAGGCGAGCAGGCGCGCAACCTCGCGCGTGCTTATCTCGATAGCGTCCTGAATGCCACGACGCTTCTGCGCGAGATGGATGGGTTCGACAACGGCGACGTCTATCAGGCGATCAAGGCCCCGATCGATGAGGCGCAAAACCGCCTGATCGTCCGCAAGCAGGACGCGGCGAAGGCGCTGGAAGGGCTCTATTCGGTCTATTCCAAGGAGGAGCGGCGGGCGATGGCCGTTCGCGAGCACATCCCGGAACTCGGGTTTGCCCTGTCGAAATGGGAGCGGATCGCGGTCGCACTCAACACCGGCAACGAGGGCAACCTTTCGCGGCTAACTGATCCGCGCCAGCGCCGGCCGTTTACGATGGATCAGGTGAACGCGATCCTCGCCGGCCTGGACGCGCGGGATGCTGATTTCGTGCAATCTGTGTGGGATTACATCGGCACGTTCAAGGCCGACATCGCCGCTCGCGAGCGGCGCGCGACGGGCATTGAACCGGCTTGGGTCGAGGCTTCGCCGGTCACGATCGGCGGCAAGCAGTTGAGCGGCGGCTATTACCCGATCAAGTACGACACGCGCCTGTCCTCGACGGCGGCCGATCGCGAGACGGTCGATATTGCACAGTCGCTCCAGGCTGGCCGGTTCGGCAAGGCTCAGACGCGGAACGGCCATTTGAAGGAACGTGCGGCGGCCGGCGACGGCTCGATTGATCTCGACATGGCCGTGATGCACCGCCACGTCAATCAGGTGATCTATGACCTGGAGATGAGCGAGCCGGTCGCCAACGCGTGGCGACTGATCCAGGACGGGCGGGTGCGCGGCGCGCTCGACGACGCCGGCCGCTCGGCTGACTTCGACGCGCTGCAAGCGTGGTTGAAGGATGCGGCCGAGGGCGAGCTTGGCGCGACTAGCCCGGTTGGCTCGGTGCTGCGCGGGCTCAAATCCAACTTCACGGCGGCCAAGCTGGCTTTCAATCTCTCGAACGCGTTGCTCCAGATTACCGGCGTCGCGCAATCCTTCGTGGTGGTCGGCAAGAAGGATATGGCAATCGGCATCATGAAGGCGGCGCGTAACCCGGCTGCTGCTGCGGCGGCGGTCGCGGCCAAGTCGCCGTTCATGGCGGCCCGTCAAACGACGTTCAACAAAGACGTGATGGACTTCTACAGCGACCCGAAACAGGGCATGACGGCGTCGCGGCTCCAGGAGTTTAAGCGGAACATCTGGGGGCCGCTGTCGTTCTGGCTGATGCAGAAGGTGCAATGGCACTTCGCCGACGTCCCGACGTGGATTGCCGGCTATGAGCAGGGCTTGCGGAAGTATGGCGGCGATGAGGCGCGAGCGGTCGCACACGCGGACGGCCTGGTTAAACGTGCGCAAGCCTCGGGCCTGTTCATCGACCGGGCCGGCGTCGAGCGCGGCTCGCTGTCCTCGCGCAATCGGCAGAATGACGTCGTGAAGCTGTTCACGACACTCGGGAGCTACATGTTCGCCAAGTTCAACGTCGCCTATGAGCGGACCGCGACGGCCTCGCGCACGATCCGCGACGAGGGCGTTTCGGCGAAGTCGGCCCAGGAGGCGGCGAGCTGGACGCTCGACATGGCGCTGCTGTTCACCCTTGAGGCGATTGTCACGGCGGCGATCCGTGGGCAACTGCCCGGCCAAGGCGACGGCGGCGATGATGAAAGCTGGCTTGCATGGCTCGCGAAGAACACCGCGTTTTCCGTGCTCGGGACGCTGCCGTTCATCCGCGACGGTGTGTCGGCGCTCCAGGGGCACGGCGGCGGCGGGGCCTATGGCTCGATCGTCGAGGATCTGTCAAAGCCGGTCAAGGAAGCATTCCAAGGTCAGGTGGACAAGGCCCTTATCAAGTCCATCGTCAACGCTGCCGGTACGGCCACGGGCGCTCCGTCCGTCGCCACGAACCGGATCGTCGATGCGGGCTGGCGGCAGTCGGAGGGCGAGCAGGTGTCGCCGTTTGAGTACGTATTCGGCAAGTTTAGGAAATAACCGTCTGGCGATCACGGTCCCGCCGATCCACAAATTGGCGGGACTTTCCCTATGACCGTTGCGAGCGAAGTAAACCGATCAGGCCCATTTATCGGGAATGGGGTTACCACGGTTTTTGCCTACGGCTTCCGCATCCTGGATGAGGCCCATATCCAGGTTGTCCGCACGGTGGACAATACCGACACGGTCCTTGCGCTTGGCGCCGATTACACCGTGTCGGGCGTCGGCGACGAGGGCGGCGGGTCTATCACCACGACGATCGCGCCGACCGCTGCGCAGACGATTACGCTTCTTCGCAACGTTCCGTTTACGCAAGAAACCGACCTTGAAAATCAGGGCGCATATTTCGCGGAGACGATCGAAGCCGCGCTTGATCTAGCGGCGATGCGCGATCAGCAAATAAGCGAGTTGCTTAGCCGGGCGGTGACTATGCCGGCCTCGCAATCTGCCGATGACATCCCTGGGTTTGTCGCGGACATCGAGAATGCCGCGGCCAACGCGCAACTCGCGATCAGTGCGCGGGACAGTGCGCAAGCCGCCGCATCGGCGCTCGGCAATCAGGTGCATCAGTACGATACCAGGGCGCTTGCGATTGCGGCGGTGATCCCGAGCGGTGTCAATCTGGTTCGGCTGCTCGGTCGCAATAGCGCCGGTGATCTTGGCAGCGGGCTGTATACGAAGCTCGGTGGTGCGCCCGGTGCTGTGCGGTCATGGCACTGGCAGAACGTGCTTGCCGGCACGTGGTGGCAACTCAAAGAGTTCCGCGTCAACCCGCGCATGTTCGGCGCGGTCGGCGATGGTGTCGCCGACGATCGCGCGGCGGTGCAGGATGCGATCGACTTCATATCGTCGTTGTTCGCCGGTGGCGTCGTCGAGGGTGTTGCTGGAGACCGCTACCGGTGCGTGATCGGTGTGGGCGTCACCGATCTCGGCCTGATCGTCAAGAGCGGGGCTACTCTCGATCTAAACATGTCGTCGATCGAGCTGGAATGCACTGGCTCGGTTTACGGCATCCGGTTACAGAGCAACGCCCACATTCGCGGCCCCGGAACAGTCAAGACGACCGTTTCGAGTGCCCCGGGATCGCAGGGGATTTGGCATGCGCCAATCTCCATTGGTGCCGCCTATGGCGAGGTGACAAGCGTTGCCGCTCTCGGCAACTACATCAACGCAACGCGCTGGAGCATTCGCGGCGTCAAGATTGAGAATGTTCGGGCGGGCGGGACTGGTATTTCCGGTCTTGGTGGCGTCAATCACGGAGTGATCGAAGACATCGAGTACCCGGACAGCGCGACGCTGGTCGGCTGCATCAACTTCGATTGGGGTACGGTCGGGGCGATCAACTCGGCCAACGTGCCAGCGTCGCGAACAGCCTACGATGCCGGCACGGCTTACACCGTGCATCCGAACAACATCTACGTTCGACGCCTTAAGATCGGCGCGATGACGTATGCGACCTCGACGCCGATCCGGTTGTCCGGCGTGCACGATATCCGCGTTGACGGGTTCGCCATTGCGGCATGCAAAGCCTATGGCGTATTTCACACGGCTGGTGACCTCGGCTACGAATTTGCGCAGGACAATGCCATTCGGCGCAATCGTCATCGCGGCATCGTCGTGAGAAATGGAGCAATTGCCAACGCCAACAACGGCGGGGCGATCTACTGCGACGCCCATGCGGACAATATCGCGCTGGCGGTCGCGGGCGGATATTCCGCCTATCTAGATGCGAACAACCCGACCAATATCGTCTTTGACAACATCCGGTCGCAGGGAAGCCTTGACGTCGCTGCGGGGCACGGTGTCTTGGCACGGTATATGGAGGGCGGCACGTTCCGCAATTTGTATATTATCGGCCACCAACGCGGGATTGTGTGCGCGGAAGCGGCAAAGCGCATTCGGATCGAGGGCGGTGAAGTAACGACGTGCTATCAAGAGGGCGTCTTTATCGGGGCAGGAACCACCCCGGAGGAGATCACCGTTGATGGTGTATGGTGCTATTCAAATGGCGTTGGGGGTGCCTTTGGCGGAATTTATGCGCAGTCAGGGATCAAGCACACTATCACGCGCTGCCGCCTTGGTGGCGTAGGCGAGAGCTTTCAAAACTACGGCGTTGTTGTGGATGCTGCCTGCGGCGACGTTGAAGTCTCGTTCAATCATTGCCAAGGCCACGCTAACCCTGGGGCCGCGTATCTTATGGGAGGTTCAACATCTTACGGCTGCTTGCGTCTCTACACTGGGAACACGATCAACACGCTCTACGTAACGACGCCGTTCTCTGGTCTGAGCATCGTGCCCATTGAGTACGTATACACTATCAACGGGCGAGCGCGCCGCCACTTGGCTCAGCGCGTGTCCCTATCGTCTGGTATCACGCCGTCAGCCGGAACATGGTCCGTAGGAGACGTCATCGATTATTCTGACCCTTTGGCAACTGGATATCGTGGGGTGATTTGCACCACTGCCGGGTCTCCAGGAACGTGGAACCGGTACGGAGTGTCTGTGTAGCAACAGAAAGGGCGCGGGCGCGTTACCATGGATCAAGACACGCGGGCGGAAATCGATAAGCTGCACGGGAGGGTGAGCGACTTGAAAGAGCGCGTCGTCAACCTGGAGGCACAGCAGCCTCACATCAATGCCGCGTTGACGCGGATTGAGAAGAACGTCGAGAAGGTAAGCAGCCACATCTCAAAGGGCGTTTGGATCGTCCTGGGCCTGTTTATCGTCGCGGTTTGGAAGCTCGTTCTCAACGGCAAGCTTCCGGCAGTTTAGCCCGCAACCATTGCCGGTGCAGGGTGCGCGCCTCAACTGAGGGCGCGCTTATGAAATTCCGATTGATCGATGATCGCGTGTGGCATCGCCTCTGGTCGGTGCGGATCGCGATCGGTGGCGGCCTGTTCTGGAGCGCAATCGGTGGCCTCATCATGGTGTGGCCGGCGCTCGTGGACAAAATCCCAACCATTGCATACGTGCTCGGCGGCGTCGTCTTGTCGGCGGCGTTTGGCCTCGCGCGCGTGCTCAAGCAGCCGGGGGCTGAATGATGGCGAAGGTCACCAAGAAACACGTTGGTCTCTCTGCCGCTGGCGCGGTCCTGGCTGGCGTGCTCGTCTCGCATTGGGAGGGTATGAACCTGACGGCGGTTCATCTGCCATTCGATCCGCCCGGTGTCGTTACGGTCTGCGGCGGCATCACGAACTACGATTGGCCGTGGCTCAAGGTGGGCGACAAGTACACCAAAGAGCAATGTCAGCACGAGCTTTCGCATGTCGCGGAGCGATACGCCGACGAGGTCGTGAAGTGCGTCCCGTCGCTGCCGACGATGCCGCCGCACCGGCAGGCGGCGATTGCCTCGTTCGCCGTGAACCTCGGCGCGGCGCGCGTGTGCAACACCTCGATCGCGCGCGATCTCAATGCTGGCCGCGTGCGGGAAGCCTGCGACGCAATGGTGAAGTACGTCAACGCGAACGGCAAGTTCCTCCAGGGCCTCTATAACCGCCGCACGGATGCCGTGTGGGGTGAGCGTCCCTGGTGTCTCCGGGAGGATTGATCCATGTCGTGGCTGTTTTGGGCGGTCGCGACTTCCGATCTGGCGCTGATGCTGCTCGGGCTCGTCCTGGTCGCCGCGCTGGTTGTTGGCTTCGCGCCGCTCCTTGGTCGCTTCCCGGTGATCGGCTCTTATGTGCCGCTCGCCCGGTTCGTCGCGCTCCTCCTTCTGTTCGTGATCGGGCTCTGCGTCGGCCATCGGCTGGCGGATGAAAGCGCGGCGCTCGCTCAGGCGAGGACCGATCTCGCGTTCAAGGATTTGGAACTCGACGCGCATAGGCAATCAGCCGAAACGGCGGCGAAGCTGCGCGCCGATGCCGAAGCAAAGGCCGACGAGGCCGACAAGAAGGTGTCTGACTATGAGGCAGAGCTTGCGAAACGTCCTGCGAATGACGCTTGTGCTCTCGACGACGGCGACGTTGATTGGTTGCGTCGGATCGCAAAATAGCCCGACGCGGGCCGCTGTTCAGATCCCTCGCGACTGCGAGGATTTGGCCCAGCCCGTCGCTTACCCATCCGTCGAGGTCGGAAAGCCGGCGAAGGTGGCGCTAGCGCGTCACCGGGCCTCGCTGGGACAGGCGAACGGTCGGCTCGTTGCGACGCGCGATTGTCAGAAGCAACAGCGCGAGCGGTTCGCCAACGGCCGCTAGGCGGGGCGCGGGCCGGCCTTCAAGACCTCGCCGCGCGGGAGCGATCCCTTGTCCTTCAAGATCGTCAGGGCCTTAGTCGGCGGCATGTAGGAACGGCGGCCGGGCCTCTGCGCCTCGTCCTCGGTCTGCCATTTTAGCTCCAGGCGGCAAAGCTCCGTCCAGAGATTCAGGTTCTTCGCGTCGCCGCGCTCGCGGCGCAACGCCCTGAACAGGTCATACGCTTCCGCTCCGCGCTGCATGCGCCGATTGTTGAAGGTCTGGCGGCAAGCCGGCTTGCAGAACTCCTGGCCGACGCGGCGGGCGCTGATGGGGTTCCCGCATTCAAGGCAGTTGTGAAGCTTGGTCATGACTGGCGCGATCCTGATGCAAAAGGGCGCGACCCGTTTAAATGGCCGCGCCCTGTTGTTGCATGGTGTTGTGAAAATCACAACAGCAAAGATGCGCCTTTCTACATCTCGCGGAGGGCGAGCACCGCGATTGCGGCATAGTTGATGATGCCGAAGAATTCGGCCACCGCAGCGTCATACTCGCCGCGATCAGCCATCCCCTTCGCCTCGGCGGCTTTCTTCATGATCTGGCCGGAAGGGAAGCCAAGCCCGACGCGGCGCGTGGTCTGCATGGACGACTGATCGAGGAAAGGGACGTCGTCACTGCCATGCCGGTGGTGGCCTTTGCCGCGTGCGGCGTGGTCGTGGGCGGCCTGGAGCACGCCCGCAAGGCTCCCATACATGGGGTCCGAAATCACAACGTCGGCGGGCGCGACGTCGGCGAGGATGATCGTGGGCGGCCGTTCCGGTGGCTTGCAGTCAAACATTGTGGTTCCTCAGTTTCTTCGAGGTGGACTTTATGGCACCCCACGCCAGATAGTTCGACGCGGGATCGGCGAGCGATCCGCCCGCGAGCCGGTCGAGTTCGCCGGCAAGCGAGCGGAGTTGATCGGCGGCGCTCCTAAGCCCCGCCTTGTCTGTGAGCCGGATTTCGACGCGCGCGAATTCCGGCGTCTCCGGGCTAATGCTGCTCTGCATCGGCCTTGACCTCGACGACCTCTGCGGAAATGAACCGCTGCTTGATGACCGTGCTGTGGTTCTCCGCGTTGATCGCGTTCAGGATGTCCATAGCATCGACATTGAACGGGCCGGTCGGGATGCGATCCGGGACGGGCACCTCTTTCCGGATCGTCTGCTCGATGATGGCGATGAGGCGCTTGGTCATATATCGTCTCCCGGTTGCGGGCCGTCGTTGGCGAAGCGCGGATCGTTGTCATCGGGTCCGTCCTGGTCGAACACCTCGCCCATATCGTCATGATCGACAGGCTGGCCCTTCGCGTCGGTCGGCTTCGTCTTGGCGGGCGTGACGTCCTTGAGCGCCGCCGCCGCGCCGCCGCGCTTCTTTGGCGCGGTGAACTGCGTCGGGGCAGGTGTCTCGCCGGGCGGCTCGGCCGCCGCGTCGAACGTGTAATCATCGTCAATGCGCTCGGCCGCTTGGTGCAGGGCATCGCGGTCGGTGCTGCTCGGCAGGTATTTGCTGATGCGGCGGAACACGGTCTTGCGCGCCATCTCGGCCCAATCGGTCGCCCATGGCGTTGACTTGATCTTGTTCGCCTTGAAAGCACGATACGCGTCCGATCGGTCGCGGATCGCGTTGACGTCGGCGATGTTCATCACCTCGTGAACGATGCCGCCGCTGATCAGCTCGGCAAGCGCATAGACTGCATATGGCTCGCCGCGTTCCTTGCTGTGATCGACCTTGTGCGTGATCGGCTTCTTGGCGTTGGTCGGCTCATGTGTGAACCTGTCCTTGTCGCGGACAACCTCGACCACAAGGCTTTTGATCTGGCCGCTCTGATAGGCGAGCTTCAACAGCCCGCGCATCATTGGGCGATACTGCACGTCGCCGTTGTAGTCCACGACAAGTGCGGCCTCGCGGCCGTCGAGGATCAGGCCGTCAGTCGCGGCCTTGGTGCAGGCGGCGAGGAGGGATTGCGGGTTCTTCACCTTCTCGATGTTGCGGGTGAGAGCGATAGCCGTCTGCGCCGTACGAACGAAACGCTCGGGCGTGATGTGGCCGGGCAACGCCTTTTTGAACTCCGGCGTCATGTTGTTGAGGTGATCGCGAAGCGTCAGCGGCTTGCGCTCAACCTGGGCCGGCAGGGTGTTGGTCTGTGCCATTCTCGATTTCTTTCATGATCTCGGCCGCGCGGGATTGCACTAGGCCGGGTGGCGATCCGCTCAGTGCTGTCAGCACCATGATTGCGGTGGTTCGGTCGCGATCCGGAGCGCGGCGATAGAAGAAGGCCGCGCTCCAGAATTTCCGCGCAAGGTCGGCGTCGGTCACTCGGGCAACGGTTCGTCGAGCGCGTCGGGTGCCTGCGTCAGCCGGTAGTTCCAGCGCTTAAAGGAAAGCTCCTGGACGCCCTCGCCATATGCCGGCCAGCGGTTCGCCTTGCGGCATTCCGCATAGGTGTTGAGGGCCTTGCGCATCATGGCGCGGCCTTCCTCGACAATTGACGGCGGCAGCTCATAGACCGCATAGGCATAGGGCGGCTTCTTCTCGAACGCGAGGAAAGCAAAGCCCTCGACCTGCTGGCCGCACGCCTGCCAGCCATCGGTATAGAAAGCCTCCTGGGCGTGATAGCCGAAGTTGACGACACTCTTTGCGAAGGCGTCGGGGTGGGCGCTGGCCGTCGATTTGATGTCGAGGATCAGCTTGAGATCCCGGCGGTAGCGGTCGGGACGGCAGCGGCACAGTTCGCCGGTCTCCGGGTCGATCCAGAAGCCGGACGCCTCGTTGACGCCGTCGCCGCTGGTGATGATGCTGTTAATCCAGGGATCGGCGTGCACCGTATCGCGGATCGCAAGCACGCCGTCGAAGTCGCCAGACGTGAGCAACAGCTTCTTGTCGGCCTTGCAAACCTCGGCGACGTCCTTCCACTTGTTGCCGCGCCGGTCCTCGGGACCGCGAACAACGGCCTTCTCAAAGTCGTTCGGCTGGAGGATCGCGAGATGGCACGCCTCGCCGAAGTCGAACGCATTGGTCTCGTCGCGCTCGCCGAACTTGAAGTGAGCTGGTGACTTGGTCTCGACGGTCCAGAGACCCGACTTCGAAATGCCGGGGCCGGCGTGATAGGCTTCGTTGTCGAGCTTGAGATAGACACCCGGCTTCATGCCGGGCGAGGTGGTCATAACGTTCATCGTTGCGTTCTCCTGTTGTGATGTTGCGAAGTTCACAACAGTAGGCACAACAAAACACAACAGTCAATCCAGAATTTCAGGATTCCAGGACGCAACAAAAAACCGCGCGGCTGGAGCTGCGCGGTTCCTCAGATCAGGTCGGGGCGGGATCAGGGGATGATTGCGATGACCGGTGTTGCGGTTTCCAGGGCGAATTCGCGCGGCTTCCCATCGACACACACAACGCGGGCCTCGCCCGTCTTCCTGGCGCGGTCGATCTTGGCAATGACTTGCTCGCCCTTCTGCGACCGGCAGATGGAAAGGACGCCGATCGCCGCGCGCTCCACGCCCTCGGTGTGGCCGAACAACACAACCGCATCGTCGAGGAAGGCGAGGGGACCTTGCAGCGCTCGAACTTGAGCGGCGAGGATGCGACCGTTCTCCGGGTTGCTGAGTGTGACGGCGGCCTGCGCCCGATCCAAGATGGCTTGTGGTAGGGGCCTCGGTTCCGATAGGCGTTCGAGCTGGCCCTTTTCGTTGATGGCGGCGGCTAGCATGACCTGGGTGGGCTGGCCGTCCAGGTCTACCGCTACTCCGGCGTGTCTTAGAACCTCCGATACCGGAGCGCCGAGAAAATGTGCTATTGCGCTGGCTTCATTCATTTTCATCTTCCGACTTCCAGAGAACATCCGGGAGACGGCAGAGACATCGACGTCCAAGTGCTTTGCCAGCCCGCGCATGCTCTTGTTTGTTTCTTCGAGCTTCTTAGTAAACCACGCGCCATCAATCTCTCGTTGGGACATATTGGCAATTCTCCTTACGCGATACTTACACCTGTTATCCCTGTTATCCCCCGGTTGTTGCACGTTTCGCAACAAGCCGTCAATTCGCGGCTCCGTAGAAATACGGCCTAAGGTTGTATGTTCCTGCGGAACAGTGTGATGTGGGGAAACATGTGACCAGCTATTGACGTTGCGCAAATCACAACGTATGTTGCGATATCAGCATCATACGGGGCGCTTTTAACGTGAAGCCAGCCAGTCCGGCCACGCCGTGGCAACGGGTCTACGCAAAATTTGGAATGTCCCAATCCGAGTTCGCTGTTGCGCTCGGCCGTCATCGGTCGAAGGTCAGCCGCGCGCTCAGTGATGCCAAGGGACTGATCAGCGGGCGCGATCAAGAGTTGATCCTTGCTGCGGCGCGGGATCGCAACATCAGGATCGACGCTGCCGACATGATGCCGGTGCGCTGATGAGCGCGCCGATGTCGTTCTATGAGCAAGCCGATTTCATCGACCATCTTGCCGATCGCACGACGACGCGAACCGGCGCGGCGGCGGCGGAAACGATGATGCTCGTGACGGCCGACGACGTCGAGGCGTTGCGCACGCTAGCGAACCGACTGCGTCGGATGGCTCCACATGAAAACTCAATCCGGAAAGTGGTGGTCGGACGATGACACGCGCCGCGCGTCGAGGCTGGTCTGACGATGACCTTGCGCTGCTGCGCCGGCTTTGGCTTTCGCTCGGCCTCTACAACTCCGAGATCGTGCGGCACCTCGGCCGCACGCGCGGGGCCGTCGAGCGCGTCGCGCGCAAGCGTCTCGGCCTGCCGCCGCGCTCGACGACCAGGATGAAGGTGCTCCGGGGTGAATGGGTTGTGACCCCTGATTGGATCATCCTTCGTAGCGATGGGCAGCGTATCGCATGAGCGGCCTTATCCTTCGCCCCGATCAAGAGGACGTCCGCGCCAAGTTGCGCGTGGCGCTGCGCTCGTTCCTCGCGGTCCTGGTGTTCGCGCCCACGGGGTTCGGCAAGACGGTCCTGGCCGCGAAGCTGATCGAGCTTCTGTTTGCCGCTAAGAAACGCGTGATCTTCTGTGTGCATCGCGTCGATCTGATCACGCAAACCGCCAAGACGTTCGAGCGCTGCGGCATCCCGTTTTCGTACATCGCGGCCGGCTACCACTACAACCCTCATCACCGGGTCTATATCGCCTCGATCGCGACGCTGAAGAACCGGCTCGGCAAAATCCCCGCCGACTACATCATGGTTGACGAGGCCCACCTGTCCGCCGCGAGCGGCTGGGCCAAGGTCGCCGCTCACTACAAAGAGCAGGGGACGCGCGCGATCGGCCTGACTGGATCGCCAGAGCGTTTAGACGGCAAGCCGCTGGGCGACGTGTGGGACGAAATGGTCATGGGGCCGTCCGTCCGGTGGCTGATCGAGCAAGGCCATCTGTCGCGCTATCGTGCCTTCGCCCCTGCCGGTATCGATCTCGCTGGCATCCATACCCGGAACGGTGACTATGTTGCGTCCGAGATTGATGACCTGATGTCGGGCAAGGCCGTCCTGGCTGGGGCGGTTCGGCACTGGCGCAAGTTCGCGGGTGGCAAGCGGACAATTGCATTCGCTCCTTCTGTTGCGCGGGCCGAACAGCTTGCCGCCGAGTTTCGCGCGAACGGTGTGATGGCCGTTGCGCTCGATGGGCAAACGCCGCAACAGGACAGACGTTCCGCCTTCCTCGGCTTCGCCGACCGGCAAATCGATGTCATCGTGAATTGCCAGCTTTTCTGTGAGGGCTTCGATCTCGCCGCTCAAGTCGATCGCGACGTGACGATTGAGGCGGTGTTGCAGTATTCGCCGACGCAATCGCTGGCGAAGCATCTGCAACAGCTCGGGCGCGGCCTGCGCAAGAAGTCAGAGCCGGCAATCCTCCTCGATCTCGTTGGCAATCTCTCGCGCCTCGGCCTGCCCGACGACGATCGCGAATGGTCGCTGGAGGGCCGGAAGAAAAACGGCCGCGAGGTCGAGAACCTGACGTGTCCGAAGTGCTTCGCGACGCATGCGCCCGCGCCGAAGTGCACCGAATGCGGTCACGTCTATCCGGTGAAGGCGCGCGAAAGCCTCGGGCTCGGCCGGGTGCTCGACGAGGTCGAGGGCGAGCTTGAGGAAATCGATGTCGCCGCGATCCGGCGCGAGCGGCTGCGCGAACAGTCGAGCGCGGGGACGCTTGACGATCTGGTCAAGCTCGCGATGGCGCGCGGGTACAAGTCGCCGGAGAAGTGGGCCGGCCATGTGTGGACGGCGAGGCAGGCTAAGGCCGCTTCGCAAAGCAGGGGGATGTCATGATGAGCTTGGCTAGTCCGATCGCGTGCCCGTGTTGCAAACAGTCCGTCCGCGTTCCGTCGTTGGATATCGTGATCGACCATTACAAGGTCACGCCGCTGGAGGCGCGCATTCTCGGCGCGATCTGGAAGGGCAAGGGGCATCCGGTCCAGACGGAACGGATCTTCGATGCGATGTATGCCGATGACCCCGATGGTGGGCCGTCGCCGACGCGCATGTATGCGGCATTCAAGGTCGCGCTGTGCCACCTGCGCGCGCGCCTGGAGGGCTCCGGCGTCTCGATCGAGAACGTCGGTTATCGCCGGGGATACCGGCTTGTCATGGGAGCAGAATGAAATGGCGGGGCACCTTAACCAAGTGCAGTTGATTGGAAACGTCGGCGGCGATCCTGAAATCAAGACGTTGCAGAACGGTAGCGTCGTCGCGAACTTCTCGATCGCGACGTCCGAAAGTTGGAAAGACAAGAGCACGGGCGAGAAGAAAGAGCGCACCGAGTGGCACCGCATTGTCGTTTGGAACGAGGGCCTGTGCAGCGTCATCGAGCAATACGTTCGCAAGGGCAGCAAGGTCTTTGTCCAGGGCGAGTTGCAGACGCGCGATTGGGAAAAGGATGGTCAGAAGCATTATTCGACTGAGGTCGTTCTGACTGGCTTCAAAGCGAACTTGATCCTGCTCGGCGATGGCGGCGGCCGGAAGGCGAGCGATCCGAACGGCAACGCGCAACGGCCGGGCAACACCAGCGGCAACGGCTACGCCGACGCGACGGGCAGGGCTCCGCGCGAAGGTGCCGCGCCGCGCCGCGATCCGATCTCGTCCGGCCGGTCGCTGCACCAAGACGACGATATTCCATTCTGAGGCCGCGCCATGAAGGTGTTTGTTCTCGCTACCCTCGTCGCCTGTTGGGGCCTCATCGCGTACATCGCATGGGTCGCTTGGAAGATATCGGCCTATGCCGGCGTGAACGGGTTCTGATCATGGGCGAGGCCGATCTTATGCGGATGCTGCAACGGTTCGCGTCCCAGCTCGGGGCGCGGCTGTTTCGGCAGAACGTCGGGCAGGCGTGGGTTGGAAAGCCTGAGCGCGGCAACGGTCGCATGGTCCGCCTGGGCGCGGGCGATGTGCTGTTGCGGAATGCTCGTCCGTTCCATGCCGGTGTTGCGGGAATGTCGGACCTGGGCGGCTGGGTTCCCGTCCAGGTGACGGCCGACATGATCGGGTCAACCGTTGCGATCTATACGCAGGTCGAGGTCAAGGACGGGACGCGGCCGACGAAAGAGCAAATCGCCTGGATCGAGGCGGTGAACAAGGCGGGCGGCCGGGCGGGCATCGCGCACAACGAAAGCGAGTTGGCGCAGATAGTTCGGGGCAACAGCTAACTTCTTCTTGACGTTTTCGTTGCGAGTGTTGTGATTACCGCAACACGCAAATCACCTACGGGGCAATATGTCGTCCGATGTCGAGCGCCTGCGGCGCGACGTTTCTCTGCCCGACACGGCGGCATCCTTCGGCGTGAAGCTGGAGAAGGACGGGCGCGAGTTTCTTGGCTGCTGCCCGTTCCATGCTGAGGACACGCCGTCGTTCACGATCTTCGTCGGGAAAGACAAGGTCGAACGCTTCCATTGCTTCGGCTGCGGCGAGCACGGCGACGTCATGGACTTCGTCCAGAAGATCAAGGGCGTCGGCCTGCGCGAAGCGATTAGCATCCTCGGCGGCGGTGCGGCCGGGCCGAACGTCAAGCCGCGTCAGATCGAGGCGCGCGATATCTATGCAGGCATCGAGCCGATCGATCCGCCAGAGGGCGCGGTGATCGAGGTCGGTCGGCGCGTCAAGCTCTACAATCCCAAGCGCGCGGGCGACGCAACAGAGTGGGGCGGCTTCGCGCCCTCGATGGTGTTCCCGTACCGCCGCGCCGATGGCTCGCTGTTCGGCTATGTGCTGCGCCATGAACTCGGCGACGGTGACAAGGAAACGCCGATGGTGATGGCCGTCCGCCTTCCTGGCGGGCGTGAGTGCTGGTCGCGCTTCCCGTTCCCGAAGCCTCGGCCGCTGTACGGTCTAGACGGCATTGGCGATGCCCGGCAGGTGATCGTCGTCGAGGGCGAGAAGTGCCGCGATGCGCTCGCCCGCGAGACGGGGCGGTCCGTGGTGTCCTGGGCGGGCGGAACGCAAGGCGTCAAGCATACCGATTGGACGCCGCTCAAGGGGCGCAACGTCGTGATCTGGCCTGACGCCGACGCGCCGGGCCTCGGCACGGCGAACGAGATTGCCGCCATCCTGGTCGCGATCGGCTGCACGGTGCGCGTGATGGACGTCATGCGCGACGACCCGCCGAAGGGCTGGGATTGCGCTGACGCGATCCGCGACGGCTGGGACAAGGCCCGGCTCGATGCCTTCATGCGCGAGACCGTGCGCGCGTGGACGCCGCCCAAACCGCCAGCGCCGGCCGTGGAGAAGCCCGCGCCCGTTGCCGGTCCAGCGCCAGCCGTCCAGGCAAAGCCCGTTGTCGAGGCTCGCACGACGCAGCAAGAGCAGGCCCAGCCGGCGACCGTCACCGATCTGCGCACGCGCCGCACCGTCGCGGCGGATGACAACTGGATGCTCGGCCTTGTCTGCAATGAGGAGGGCAAGGTTAAGCCGGGCGCAACGAAGAATTGGGCGCTGTTCCTGGAGAACCACCCGGAGACCGCAGGCGTGTTCGCATGGGACGCGTTTAAACTTCGCGTCATGCTGATGCGCCGGCCGCCGTGGGAACGTGAGCAGTCATGGACGCCGCGCGTGGTGCAGGATCGCGACTACAGCGAGGCGGTGATGTGGCTGGAGGCGCGGCAGATGTCGCCGAAAGCCTCGAACATCGCGGCCGTGATCCAGACCATCGCGGAGCGCGCGGCGTTCGATCGGCTGCGCGAATACCTGGAAGGCGTGAAGTGGGATCGCCGGCCGCGCGTCGAGAAGTGGTTGACCTATTACATGGGCGTCGAGGACACGCCGTATGCTCGCACGGTCGGCATGCGCTGGCTTGTGTCGGGCGTTGCGCGCGGCCTTCGGCCCGGTTGCAAGGTCGATACTATGCCGATCCTGGAGGGGCCGCAGGGTGCGCGCAAATCGACTGCGCTTCGCTTCCTGTACGGCGACGACTTCTTTACGGACGGCCTGTCGGATATCGGCAGCAAGGACGCGAAGATGGAAATGCAAGGCGTGTGGGGCCTTGAGGTCGCGGAGATGCACAAGTTCTCGGCGGCTGAGGTGAACGAGGTCAAGAAGTTCCTGACGCAACAGACGGATCGCTTTCGCCCGCCCTATGGCCGGGCGGTGATCGAGGCTCCGCGCCGCGTGGTGCTCAACGGCACGATCAACCCGGAAGGCAACGCGTACCTGCGCGATCCCACGGGCGCGCGTCGCTTCTGGCCGCTGACTGTCGGCGGCATCGACACCGACGCAATCGCGCTGGATCGCGATCAGCTTTGGGCTGAGGCCGTAGAGCTCTACCGCGCCAACACGCCATGGTGGGTCCAGGAGGAGGAGCAAGCGGCGGTCGAGGTCGAGCAGGAGAAGCGAACGGACGTTGACGTGTGGACGGACAAGATCGCACACACCGTCAAGGGTCAGTCGTCGATCGCGCAGCTCGACATTTTGTCGGCGCTGGGGATCCCCATGAAGGATGCCGATTGGCGTCACACTGGCCGCGTCGGGCGGATCATGAAGAAGCTGGGATGGACGGTTGGCCGCGACCGGAAGAATAACGAGGATCGCGTGACGTTCTACGCGCCGGATCGCAGCGCGGGCGAGACTGAGCAACAGCCGCCCTTAAATTGGTAAAGGCCGCTTCCCGCCGAATTACGGGCCTGCGGCCTTTGCTCCATCCAGGTTGCCCCGATTGCGCTGGGCTGCATGAAACCCCTTCCTCGGACCAGCGCCGTTCTGCACGGACGATCGGGACCATGTTTCCCCGTCATTCTGGATGTTGACGGGAAGGAGTACCGAGAGGGGTGTTTGTTAGAGGTTGATGCGCGCGGGCTGGAAGATGGCGCGATTGATCGCCATGAATGCCTGTTCGAGCTGGGTCTTGCCGATCGCCAGCCAGCGGCGATCAACGCCGGGCGTTTGCTCCAGCGTGTCGATGCGGCGAAGAACTTCTTCCTCAAGCCGCTTGTTGACGTTGACGGCGGAAACCTTGGCGTCGCTCTGCGGCTGATAGCCCTCGACGGGTAGTCCTTGATGCTCGGTCATGGCGATGTCCTCTTGCCGGTTCGATCCCGACAAGCATCGCCTCGGATGGTTGTTGCGCTCTACACAACAGGGGCGGTGACAACCTCAAGCCACTTCCAACCCGCGTATTTATCGCCGCGCTGGCGCAATTGCGTGTAGCGCTTGAGGCTCGTCCATGAGCGATGGCCGGAGACGGCGGCGGCGTGCGGGATGTTGTAGCCCTGTTCGAACAGCCACGACACGCCTTCGTGCCTCATGTCGTGGAAATGCAAATCCTCGATCTCAAGGAATTGGCACGCGCGCGTGAACGCGGCGCTGATCGCGTCGGCAGAGTAGGGGAAGATCAGATCGCCATCGCGCGGCATTGCCTTGATGATCTGAATGGCTGGCTCGGGCAGGTCGCACCATGTGTCATTGCCTTCCTTCTGGCCGGGGTGCTTCATGTCGCGAACGAGGACGCGCTTGTGCTCCTCCTCAAAGTCGGCCCATGCGAGGCGGGTGATTTCCTCCTGGCGGCGGGTCGAGAAAATGCCGAAGGCGATTAAACGGCACATTGGCGCGGACTTGCGGCGGCGTTCCTGGCGCTCCTTGAAATGGGACATCAGCTTGTCCAGCTCGTCCAGCGTGGGCCTCCTGTCGCGCTCCTTGCTCTTGGATACGATGCCCAGCCGGCGCAGCACGGTTTGCGCGTCCTTCATCGCGGCGTAGTCCAACGGGTATTTCCACATGGGCCGGGCCACGGCGAAGATCGAGGCGAGGTGCGAGAGGTAGTTCCCGCGCGTCTGCGGCTCGACGTCGAGCTGCTTCGCAAAGTCGGCGATCGTGTCGCTCTCGATCTGCGAGCATCGCTTGCCGGCAATGTCATAGGTCTTGATCGCGCGGAGTACCTGGGCCTTGGTCCGGCCTAGTTCCTTCTCGCTCTCGTCAATGTACCGATCGATGACCACGGACAACGGCGGGTCGTTGGTCGCCAGCTTCGCGCGCTCGATCGCGCCGGGCTTCGAAAGCTCGTCCTCGCGCCGGGCGATCCAGGCGGCGGCGGCCGGCCGGCGATCGAACGTCTCGGTCTCGCGATGAACAACCTTGCCCTCGCGCTTGATGATGATCTTTGCCATATAGGCTTTGCCGCCCTTCTTCCGGGCGCGCTCGACGATCGTTCCCATTCGGTATCACAAGGCTCCTGTCGGGATCACAATGTGATACTAGCAGGCGAGGAATGCCCGGCGATGTAGGCAAATACGCAACAATACGCAACGCGTTGCGCAACGATCTCAACGGATAATGCGAGAAAAAACAACGAAATCAGTGGGTTCGGAAAGGTGGCGCTTCTGTACCGCCCCCATGATGGATTGGACGGACTAACGAAAAAACATAAGCCCGGCTAAGTGGTTAGCCGGGCTTCGCTTTGCGATGTGATCCTTTTGTGATCCAAACGGGGAAGCCGATGAACACGACGGAGCTGCCCCAATACAGCCACGTGGTAGGTGCGCTGGGCCCCGTGCTGTATGACCTTCCGGGGAAGCTTATCGCGATTGACGGTCGCCCTGGCTCGGGTAAGACAACGCTCGGACGCTATTTGGCTTGGCGTTTCAACGTCACACTCCTGGAAGCCGACTTGTTCCTCAAGGAAGGGCTCGGCCATCTCGCGCATCGCACTGAGGAAATAGGTCGAGTTATCCAGGCGCGGCTTGCCATCCCACGTCCTGTCATTGTCGATAGCGTTGCGGTCCTGCGACTGTTGAAGGCGCTTCGTCGCAGGCCTGATTTCCTGATCTACGTAGTGAATGCCCATGCGGCAGAAGGTGGCCATCTCAAAGGTGAGGTCGCCGCGTATGAGGCCGAGTTCTCGCCGCGCTCCAAAGCAGATTGCGTCATCGAGCTGGCCCTTGATTGAAAGACGGCTATCACCGCCGCCCGTGTAGCTGGTCGCATTCCTTCCGGGCTGCCGCGTGCCGCTCGTCGATCCAGCGGGCGAGGTCAGCAATATGGATGCCGCGCGCTGCCTTCGCGCTGGTCTCGATCCGGACCACGGGCAAATCAATCTGGCCTTTGGTAGCTTTCCGGCTGAACTCGTCCGGCGTCAAGTGCTGGAAGTAGTCCCGGCACACCGCCTCTAGGGGGATAACGGCCGCGCCGTGGTACTGAGCCATAAGCAAGAACGCGGTGTTCATCGGTCGGCCTCACTCTCGATATCTTCAATGTCCTCGTCGTCAACGTCGTGCATGCCCCAAGTCATGATCTCGGGGCACGTCAACAGTGGGAGGCGGAACAGTCCCCAGTGAGAATAGGAGAACCATTCGAACACCCGGACGCGGTTGCTGATAGGGCTCATTCGATCCATCCTTTGCGCAGGGCGGTGGCGGCGAGGTGCGAGCTGTTCCGCGCGCCGACGACGCGGCGGGCGATCTTGATCTGCATGTTCACGGAATGGGTGGTGCATCCGATCTTGCCAGAGATGGACGCGGCCGTTTCCCCGTTCGAGAGAAGGCGCGCAATCTCAAGCTCGCGCGCCGTCAACGGGCATTTTTGGGGCTCGGTCAAATCTCCCTCCGGTAGATCACGCCATTGATTTCGAGAACGTCGGGCATGGGCGGCGGCACGTCGGCCGGGTCGATGCCAAGCTCTGACATGCAGGCGGCGATGTGCTGGGTCTTGAGCGCGGTGTCAGCGTCGAGGCGGTATTCCACCCACGGGCGATCCTGGCCGGCCACGGTCGCGCGCTCGGCGACGTGCACGGTGCGGCCGTCGTGCTGAACCAGGACGATCTTGGTGAGAACGTCCGGCTCGACGATGTTGCCTCGCCAGAAGCGCGAGGCGGATTTGCGCGCCTGGGTCTTGTGCGAGCTCGGTTCCTTGCGCGGGGCCTTGAACACGGTCCCGCCGTTGCGGCGGAATAGCGCGACGGATGCAAATGGGGTCATGCTGCCCCCGTCAATTCCGCGTAGCGCTCCAGGAAGCGGGCCTTTGCTTCCTCGGGGGTCCACGTCGGAATTTCAAAGTCATATGGCGCTCGGCCGTGCGTGTGGTGCCAGCGGTCGGCGTTGTTCATCAATTGCCGCTGTTCCGTCGCGAGCATCCGGATATCGGCCTCCTTGATCGAGACGGGAAGCGGCAGCGACACGTTGAAGCGCTTGAAAACAGCTCTCTCAACGCGCTTCTCAACGGTCGAGTAGTCGGGGCAAATCACCTTGAGCGGCTTCGCCATGTCTCCAACGGCGAATTCCGGCGCGTCGTGCATCAGACCCTCATAGGCGTATTGCTTTGGCACCATGTGACTGATGTGAACGCTGTGCTGCGCCACCGAATAGTGGCGGTTGCAATGGCCGGCAAAGCGGCACGTCATGGCGAGGCCGTGCGCAATGTCCTCGATCGTGAACGCGCTGGCTTCCGGCGCTTCGAAATCGAAGTAATTGCCGCTGTGCAGTAGGATGGTGGGGCCGACGATGCGGCGGACGGTCTCGTTCATTGGCAAAGCTCCGCGATGAAATCGGCGACGGCATACTTGCCGCGCCATGTGTCGGCTTGGTTCCGGCGACGGTGCGCCGCGTCCCATCGGTTGTGACACCGCTGGCAGAGCGCGCGGCACCGCTCGGGATCGGCGTGGCTCTCGTCGTGGTCCATGTGGGCGATCGTCAGCACAACCTTGCTGCCGGTCTCGGGGTGGGGCTCGCCGTTGCGGGCTCGGCAGTGCGGGCGATCGGGCGTCCCCTCGCAGCGGTTCGCCGCGCGAAAGAGGATGAAAGCCCGGAATGCCTTCCAGACTTTCGAATAGATTGAGCCGCCTGGGTAGCGGCTCATTTTCTCGGCGCTGATCGGCATCAGGCCCGCATCGGCATCAGAACGCGGGTCATGGTGGCGTCCTCGTCGTGGATCGAGAACGGCGAGCCATGGTCGATCATGCGCAGAGTGATCGCGCCTTGGCAGTTGCTCGCGACCTCGCGCAGATAGCGGCTGTTGAACGCGAACGCGGCCGGCTGTTCCTTCCCGTCCGGCCATGCCGTCGAGGTCTTGACCTTGGCGCTGCCAAAGTCCGCGCTCCGGCGCTCGATCATGGCGCGGCCGTCCACATTGCTGAACTTGATCGCCGTCGTGCGGTCGCCGCCGATCGCCGTCGCCTGATCGATGGCCGCAATGATCTCGTCGCGCTTGAGGTCGAACGTGAAATCGTGGCGGTTCGGCAAGACGCGGGCATAGTCGGGATAGGTGCCATCGATCAGCTTGGCGCGGATCGTGACACCCGGCGACACGATGTCGATCTTGCCCGGCTCGACGGCGAACAGCTTCACGTCCTTGCCGGCGAGGTGCTCGGTGACGATCCGCACCGTCTTGCGCGGGATGATCCGCGTTCCCTCCTGGCCGCCTTCCTTGGCATACTGGCAAATCGCCATGCGGTGGCCGTCCGTCGCGACAAAGCGGCGATCCTTCGCGGTGACGTGCCACGCCACGCCGTTGAGGTAGTAGCGCGTTTCCTCGGTGGAAATGCACCACTTCACCTTGTCCAGCGTCGCCGCGAACATGCCGTTCGTGAACGCCTCGATCAGCTCGCCGCGCTCGCCGCCGATCTCGGGATAGTCGGTTTCGGAAACGGTCTCGATCTCGTAGAAGGCGGCCCCGTCGCCAAGGGTGATCGTGCCTTTCAAGTCGTTGTCAGAGCGCTCGATCCGAACGTTCATGGTGCCGGCGACGCGGGCGATCCCGGCGAGCACCGACGCGTTGATGCAGGCGGACCATTCGCCGCCAGCTCCGTCGATCACGTCCAGGTCAACGGTGGCCTCAAGGTCAAGGTCGGTCCCGCTGATGCGCAGGCCGGCGTCGCTGTGGGTGATCCTGACGCAGTTGAGGACCGGGATGGTGTTCCGCCGCTCGATGATGGCCGCGACGATCTTCATGGCCTGCTTGAGCGCGCGGCCTTCGACGACAACGAACTTGGTCATAGTGATGCCTGGGGTTGGTGGTGGACGGTGGGGATGAAGGTGGCCGGCTGCTGCTCGGCCTGCTCGGCGAGGACATCCCAAGCGAGGGACGTTTCCTCGGAAACCTCGCCGTCGCGCATGATCTCGTCGGCGGTGATGTTGAACAGCTCGCGCGCCCCGGCCGTGGTCTGCTCCCAAGCGGCCTTCGCGGCGGCGCGGCGGCGGTCCCACATGGGTCCGCTGAACGCGCGAAGGAACGCCATGGTGTCGGTGAAGGCCTGGCGCTGCTTGGTGGTGACGCTGGCGAAATAGCGGCCGGCTGTAGCCTCGGCCGCCTCGACGCGCTCGGCGTGCTCCTGGCTGCTCTCGAACCTGCGCCAGTGGTGGAAAGCGTAGTCGGCCGGATCGGTCGGCGTTGCGCTCATCGTTGCGTCCTGTTGTGACGTTGTGAATATCACAACACTATGGACGTGTTTAAAATGGTGTCAAGCGTGGAGCTACAATTTTGTTGCTTACAGCTCTTTGCGCAGTCGGAAAAACATCTGCTTGACGTCCATCAACCGTAGTTTCCCGGTGTAGTGCTGGCGCAGGATGTGGAGCTGTCGCGCGGCGATCTCGTCGCGCTGCAACTCGCTCTTGGCGGCGAAAAAGGCGCGCATGTCCTCGACGAACGCGCGGCCGGCTCCAGGCGGCAGTTCCAGGGGCTGCCGCTTCCTCATCATTCGGCTCCCGTCCTGGCGCGCTCGACACGGGCGATCTCCTTCGCCTGTTCCTCAGCATCTTGGCGGGACGGGCGGCCGTTGATGGATCGGCGGCCGGGGTTGTCGTCGAAATGGACGAACGTGGAAACCCGGACCTCAAAGCTTTCTTCGTGCGGGATCAGGCGGACTATGGTTCGCATCCACCGATCATGCCGTCACCGGCCAGCAAGAGTCCATAGGATCGCCACGACCAAGATCACCGCCATGCAAATGGCGGTCATGGCTCCGATCCGATTGAGGCGGTTCATGTCAGCGGCAACCGCGCGACACATAGCTATCGATTGAGTAGCATGGCCCTTTGGTAATAACCTCCGGGCTTATCTCGACGGGCTTTGGCTTAACCTTCGTCGGTACGGCGCTGCTCGACCTAAAGTTTGGGAGCAGGTTAGACAGCAACGCAACGGAAAATGTCACAATAGCGAAGTAGATCAGAAATCGCTTGATCTGGTCATGAATGGTCGGATCTGGCTTTTTTGTCAAATGTTCGTTCATTGCAGGACGCTTTCTATGCGATCTGCGGTTGAGTGACAAGGGCGTCTTTCGTCGCCTTCCTCCTCTGCCGGGTTGTCGGTCGTTGCGCCAAGCCAGCCGCCTCGATCTCGGCGATCGTGATTGGTTGGTCGTTGAGGTAATATTCGCTCGCCCATGCGATCCGGCCGGTGCTCCAGCGACGCCGCCATGTCGTGCATCGGAAGCGGCCTAGCGGGGTATCGATACCGGCAATGACGTCATGGGCGGGCCCGTGCGCGCCGTCGTCATAGTGCCCGTTCCACATGGTTTGCGCTTCGCGCTGGAGCTGGGCGAGGTAGTTGACGCGGGATAGCGCCGCGATCTTGACCGGATCGGCCGCGCGCAAGCGTTTAATCGCGGCGATGATCTTGAGCGCCTGGGCGGTCGGCTCGTCGTCGCCGATGGCGTCATTGGCAACGCGAAGGGCGTCCGTAATCGCCTCGTCGCGGGCGAGGGCGGCGGTAACGCTCAAAGGCCCAACTCCGGCGACGTCGAGCCGTAGCGGATAGCGCGACGATCGGCGCGGGCGGTGACGCCGTTCGAAAGGAAGGCCGGGAAGCCGTCCTTGAAATAGCCGGCGTCTCGGGCTCGCTTGAATGCCTCGTATTTCGCGCCGGCTACGTCGGCGGCGTCAACGTGGCAGTCGGGGAAGCCGTTGCATCGGACGATGTAGCGGCGCAAGGCGAAGGCGGCTTGTCCTGGGATGCGCTTCATTGCTCAACCCATCATGTACTTGGTGTGCTCGGCCAACGCGCTGGGGCGCGGAGGTCCAGGCGGGCGGGGCGGCTCGGCCGGCGCGGCAGCATCGCCGGGCGGCGGCTGCTCGAAACCCACAAAGACCGTTTCGTAAGTTGTGCCGTGAATGGCGGTGATCCGGAAGATGCGGCCGGGCTCGTTGGTGGCGAACCATTTGCGGATCATGTCACCGACGACGGCGGCGCGGCCGTCGCTCTCAGGCCCGAACCAAATCGGCCGGTCCATGATCATGGTCCAGGGATCGCCCGGTTCGAGCGATCGGAATACGGGTTGCGTGCCTTTTGAGACTATCATCCGTTTGGTCCATCTCCGCAGATTTGACAGCCGTCGTTCGTTGCGCCCGGCGCGTTGCATGTGGGGCAATCGAACGTGTTGACCTGGGCGGCGCGTCTGCGCTTTGCCACCCAATAGCGGGCGGTGAACTTCGTATCCTCGTCCATGTCGCTCTTGTCCCTGATCCACTCCAGGTAATCGATCGGGGCTTCCTCGAACGTCATGCCCTTGTGCTTGCCGAAGTTCATGACCTTGAGCAAAGCCGGATATTTCGAGATGTGAACCATCTCCTCGATCGTCTTCTGAGACATCAGGCGGACGAACAGGTGCGCCGTCACATAGGCGTCGGGCAACGCGCGGTGCGGCGGGAATGCCTGCTCGGCGTCAAGGGTGAGGTCGAGCCAATAGCGCAAGCCCTGATTGCTGTGCGTCGGCGCGTCCGGCCACACGACGCGCGCGACCTTGTACGTGTCAATCCAGCGCCGGCCGTCGCCCGCGTGGAAATGCTGCTCGAACTTCGCGTTGTGCGCGACCAGGATGTCAGCCGGGCCGCATCCCTCGAAAAACTCATCCCACAACTCGCGAGCCATCGGCGCGTCGGCAACGTCGGCCTCGGTGATGTGGTGGACGGCCTTCGTCACTGCCGGGATAGGTCCCTGAGGACGCGCAAGCGAGGTCCACGGGTTGCCGATTGTGCGCGAGGCAAGGTGAATGTCGATGCGGCCGAACTCGATGATCTCGGGGGCTTCGTCTTCGGGCGTGCCCGTGGTCTCGTAGTCGATGACGCGGGCGATGCGGGGCATGCTGGCAAAGTCAATCATATCTCGGCCTGTGACAGCGCTTCGTCGATGACGGGGAGAAGGCCGCGCGCGTCGGCGCGCAATGGCTCGTGATTGATCGGCCATCGGCAGATGATAGCGCCCTCGTTCTCAAGGGCCATGTTGCCCAAGACGACGCGGCAGCGCTCCAGCGTGCCGCGCAATGCCTCGATGATCGCGAGGGCCTTTGTCAGTTCGTTGACGGTGCTATGAACGTACGGCGCGAGGTTAGCGCAACACTTCCAGCCGTCGCCGAAGATGGCGCGGCCGATCGCCTCGCGTTCGGCGATGACTTCCGCAAGGCGCTTCTCGCGGACGGCGGCGATCTGGTCGCGCGTCTGCTGGCAGCAATTGAGGCGCTTTCTCACTTCGCGCAGGCAGAACAGTTCCGTCTCCAGGAAGCGCCGATAGTCGGCGTTGCCAGACCATCGCTTGGTCGAATTCTCGATCGTCGCAATGCAGCGATCAATGTCGGCGATGGCGGGCGTGGTGCGGTCAGTCATTGGCTCGATCCTCCTGTTGCCAACGGACGCCAAGCGCGAGCGCGAGAACGGTGCAGCCCAAGGCGATGAAGATTTGCGCGGTCACAGCGGCACCGCGACGATGTCGGCCCAAACGAGGGCGGCGGCGATGAACAGGCCAATGGCGAACGCATCAACGATGCACTCGGCGGTGAAGCGGAGCGCGATGCTGAGGAGGCGGGTCATGCTGTCACCTGGAGGGGGATCAGGGTGTAAGAGCGGGCCGGCTGCTCGCCGTCGCGGATGCCCTGGTTCAAGTCCTCATAGATGACCAGGAGATGCGAAGCGTTGGCCCGGTGGGTGTCGCAATAGTCGCGATCTTCGCTGACGAAGTAACGGCGGACGGTGAAATGCGCGGGCTTCGGCTCGGCCTTTGCCGGTTCGGTCGGCGCGACGACGCAAAGCTGCTCGCCGATGTAGAAGCACCATCCGGCCGGGAGCGGGCGGACGCTGTAGCGCTTGCCGCATTCGATCGCGCGGCCGTTCGCCCCTTCTTCCGTCACGAACGCCTCATAGATCAGGAAGGTCTCGCCGCGCGCGAACGCCTCGGCCAAGTCCTTGCAAGTCGTGTCGTCGTGGCTGGTCGTGTTGCCCCCGGCGTCGATCGTGTAAGCCTCGCACGGCACGGGGCCGAACGAGCTGTTCCAGAAAACGCCGAACGCGGCGGGGACGCGGCGGGCGGTGGCGATCTTGTGCATTAGCGGTGCTCCTGGTGGGTCTCGTAAACGGCCTTGAGCCAGTCGGCGCATTCGGTGCGGGTGCGGCCGGTGAAGCACTGCGCGGGACCGTTGATCGAAACGCGAGCGAACGCGCTCCACGCCTTCCAGGTGGAGGTATGGGAAACCTTCGACACGTTGCCGATGTGGACCCCGTTCACCTTGACCGATTGGAGCTTGGACACGTTGCGATCCTTGTTGCGATTTCCACAACAGAGCACAACACAAGGGTGGTGTCAACGAGGTTTATAACGAACAAATTTGGTTGAGGATAATCCGAAGATTAGGGCCGAAACGGTACGATCCTTTATACGCTGGTATTGAACAATCCTGGATCGCTAGATTTGGTCTTATGAACCTCTCGGCGCGAATCCACCAATCATTCCAATATCATCTCTGTGACAAAGGGTTTTATAAGAGGAGCTAAAAGTTTTTAATTAGGGTAGGTATAGCCCGGTTTAAACTTATAGCCGGGTATACAACCCGCCATCCCCAGCTATTTCAAAAAAGTTTGGTCGCTCTTAGAAACCCCTTTGCCACTCGGAACCGGGGCCGCAACACGCGCTCGAAATAGCGTTGTGATCTGAGCAACAACCATCCGTCACTATAAACCGCCGTCACGTAAAACCACGTTGCGGCCCATGTCGGAACTCACCCCAAAGCAAGCCCGGTTCGTCGAGGAATACCTGATCGACCTGAACGCAACTCAGGCCGCGATCCGCGCCGGCTATTCGGCCAAGAGCGCCAACGATCAGGTCGGGGGATTGCTCGCCAAGCCGGCGATCAAAGCCGCGATCGATGCAGGCAAGGCCGCGCGCTCGGCAAAGACGGGCATTGATGCCGCGTGGCTGCTCAATCGCCTTGCCGTGGAGGCTGAGGCCGATCTTGCCGACATCTACACCGAGGACGGCGCGGTGAAGCCGGTCCATCAGTGGCCGAAAATCTGGCGGCAGGGCCTCGTTGCCGGGATCAAGCATCAAGAGCTGCGAGATGGGGAGGGAAACGCCACTGGCGAGTTCATCGTCGAGGTGAAGGTTTCTGATCGCGTGAAGCGCCTGGAGCTGATCGGCAAGCATGTGGGCGTGCAAGCATTCCTCGAAAAGGTCGAGGTCGCGGGCGTCGAACAGCTCGCCGATCGCATCGCTCGCGCGAAGGCGAAGGCCGGGGGGAAGTGATGGCGCGAACCTGGAGCGAGATAGTCGAGGCGAAGGCAAAGACATTCGACCTTGCGGCCAAGCTCAACGCGTCGGTGCAGTCTGATTCTGCGGCCTGCGCGTGGCACGCGATGGCGCTGCGCGACATGGCACGGTTGCTCGATCTGAACAATCGCGCGCGCGGCCTCCGGATCGGCAGCATTCGCCTGTTTGGCCTGCGGCTGACGCTCTCGCGCGATGAGGCCGGCAAATGACGCTTCTGTTCGGCTGCGCGCTCGGCCTAGCGGCGTTCGCGGCCACGCTCGTGATCGTGATCCTGACTGATGGCTAGCGCTGCATCTAAACGCCCCGGCCTCGGCCACAACCGCGATCCTAACGACGACATCATTGAGCTGGCTGCGCAATGCCAGTTCGATCCTGACGTGTGGTCGCGCCTCGCCTGGGATTGGGGACACGGCGCGCTCGCCGAATACGACGGGCCGCGCGCGTGGCAGCAGGACATTAACCGCGTGATCCGCGATCACCTCGCCGATCCCAAAACGCGGTTCGAGCCGTTGCAGATATCGGTCGCGTCCGGTCACGGCATCGGCAAGTCGGCCGAAATGGGCATGCTCTCGAATTGGGCCATGTCGTGTTGGGATGACGCGAAAGTCCTGATGACGGCGAACACTGAGCCGCAGTTGCGCACCAAGACCGCGCCCGAAGTCGGGAAGTGGTTCAAGATGAGCCTGACGGCGTCGTGGTTCGACGTCCAGGCGATGAGCATCAAGAGCCGCGATCCGATGCACGGCGATAGCTGGCGCATGGATTTCCTGACGTGGTCGGAGCACAACACGGAGGCGTTCGCCGGCCTGCACAACAAGGGCAAAATCATCCTGCTCCTGTTCGATGAGGCGTCGAAAATCCATGACAAGGTTTGGGAAGTCGCCGAAGGCGCGATGACCGACGAGAACACCGTGATCATTTGGGTGGTGTTCGGCAACCCGACGCGCAACAGCGGGCGCTTTCGCGAGTGCTTCCGACGCTTCCGCCATCGCTGGATCGGCCGGCAGATTGATAGCCGCACGGTCGAGGGCACGAACAAGAAGTATTTGCAGAAACTCGTAGACGACCACGGCGAGGACAGTGACGTGGTCAAATACCGTGTGAGGGGGCAATTCCCTGCCCAAAGCGCCATGCAATTCATCAGTGCCGACGACGTCGATAAGGCCCGCGCGCGCCATCTGCGCAAAGAGCAATACGCGTTCGCGCCCGTGATCCTGGGCGTCGATCCCGCGTGGACAGGTGATGACAAGCTCGAAATCATGTTGAGGCAGGGCCTCTACTCCAAGAGCCTCGCGAGCCTCCCGCGAAATGACAATGACGTCGAGGTGGCAAACCTGATCGCGCGCCTGGAGGATGAGTATCAGGCCGATGCGGTGTTCGTGGACGCCGGCTATGGCACGGGCATCGTGTCGGCCGGCTCGGTCATGGGCCGTTCGTGGCGGCTGATTTGGTTCTCGGGCAAGCCGATCGATACGGGCTTCCTGAACAAGCGTGCGGAGATTTGGGGCACGGGCAAGAAGTGGATCAAGGCGGGCGGTGCGATCGATCCGAAGGATGAGGATCTGTATCAAGACCTGATCGGGCCGGAAACCGTGCCGCGTTTAGACGGCAAGGTTCAGCTCGAAAGCAAAGAGGACATGAAGGACCGCGGGCTA